CACGCCGGGCCAGGGCGCGCCTGACTGGGCCACGGGCTCTGGCGCGGGCGCCGGCGCGAACGATTCGCCGGACTCGGGCCAGCAGCCTTACGGCGCCAATTCGCAGGGCTCGGGCGGCGCCGGCGACGGGGCGCTCGAGGCGGAGTGGCTCGAGGCGGGAGCTCGCGGCCAGGTCGATCGCATGGTCGGGGATGCCGGCAAGCTGTTTCGCGAGCTCGTCGCCGACCCGGCTGTGCAGACGGCGATGGCGCTCAACGGGAACAGCTGAGTGGCTCAGCCGCCGGCAGCGCAACAGCAGCCGCCGCGGCGAGCTCGCAGGGCCGCGGCCACGGGCGCCGCGGTGGTCGGGGTTGGCGCGGCCGCGGGCACGGTCGTACCGCCGGCGGCAGCGCTCGCCGGCGCTGGCGGGGTGAGTGTCGCCGCCGCGGCGATTCTGGGGGGGTTCGTCTCGTGGCTGGCGCAGCTGCGCGCGCAGCATCAGGCATGGCTGACAGCCGAGCTCGGCAGCTACGGGGGCCAGCGCGACGATGTAGCGGAGGTCGCACGGCAGGAGATGGTGCTCGAGCAGGAGTTCGCTAAGAACGCCGCGGACCGCCTGGCGAGCGCGATGCCGCAGGCGCTCCGGATCAAGGATCCCGACGAGCGCCAGGCCAAGATCCGGCAGCTGCTCGCCGATGAGGAGCGCTACGCACGCCAGCGGGCGGAGGCGATGGTGGCCAGGGCGATCGCCGCGGTCACACGCTCGCAGCTGCGCCAGGTGTCGCCGCTCGGCGCGTTCTGGAAGCTGGGGCATGCTCAGAAGCACACGGAGGCGTGCAAGTTCATGGCCGGCAAGTTCTGGCCGTGGGCGGTGCTCGATCGAGTGCATCCGCCGCGGCACTACGGCTGCACCTCGAGCCTGCACAGCTACGGCGAGGCGATCCTCGAGGGGTGGATGCGCCCGAGCGACGTGCCGGACACGCGCGACGCAGTGCGCGCAGCGTCGGGCGTGGTGATGGAGGCCGACGAGGCGGACGCGTTGCTGGCCGAGCTCGACGTCCGCGATCAGCTGCTCGAGATGGGCATGGACGTGGCGGCGATCCCGTTCGCCGGCGTCAGCGAGGCGTTCGATCCGGTCAAGCATCCCCGCGGCTACCGCGGCGAGTTCCGGGTGACCGACGCGTTCATGGCGCCCAAAGAGGCCGCGACGGCGCTCAAGCGCGGGCTGCCGGCGGCGATCGCCCCGAAAGACGCGGAGCAGCTCGTCGACGAGCTCGGGGACGGCACAGCATCGTCGCTGCATCTGCTGCAGGTCGGTGATCACGCCAACCTATTCCGGTCGCACGCTCGAGCGCTGCACCGGTCGGAGATGCCGCAGATCCCGAAGGACAACCTGCAGGGCTTTATGAAGTTCCTGCGCGGCAAGCGCGTGACGGCGGAGGTCGAGACGATCGCGCCGAGCGAGCTGCAGGCGACGCAGGATCAGATCAACGGCGGCGCCGTGGCGGCGCTGGCGAAGGGCTGGGATCCGCAGAAGGGCGGGATGATGCTGATCAGCAGCGAGCGCCACGTGCTCGACGGGCATCACCGGTGGGCCGCGGCTGCGCTGCATCAGATGAGCAATCCGGCCTACACGGTGCAGGCGCTCCGGTTCTCGGCCGGGACTGGCCGAATGCTCGAGCTGATGCACGAGTACAACGATCAGGTCGGCGTGAAGGCCAGGCCGATCGAGTCGCGTGGCGTGCCGAAGGTGGCCGCGTGAGGCTGGGAGGCACGGCGGCGGGGCCGATGCCGAAGGACGGCCGGGCGTATGTCGTGGTGGCCGGCAAGTGGGTGGCTGTGGCGCATGACGAGGCCGACGGGGTGCCGGCCGAGCTCGAGCTGCCCGATGATCAATCTCGAGATGGAGGTAGGAGTGGCGCCCAAGCGTCTGTATGAGCTCCCGCACGAGCAGCTGACACGGCTGTTGCTCGAGGCGAAGATCGAGGGGCTGTCGTTCGATGAGGCGTGGGAGCGAGCGATCCGGCCGGGGAAGCGGACGATCCTGTCCAACACGCCGGATCCGCCGGCGGGCGCGGTGCGCTGGCCGAGCGACTCGAGCGATCGCGCGGGCTGGCAGGTGGCGATCTACGGGGTGCGTGACGGCTTCCGTCGGGCGTATCAGGACCGTCCGCCGACACGCCGCGAGCTCGCCGTGCTGAAGGTGACGCTGCTGCTCAGCGCCGCGGATCACCGGCCGGCGGCGCGGGGTATCGAGATGGCGCCCGCGGTACGGTCTGCCGCATGATCATTCTCGGCTTGGTTCTCCTAATCATCGGCCTGGTGGCCGCGATCCCGATCCTCTACACGATCGGCATCATCCTGCTGATCGTCGGCGTTGTGCTCTACGCGCTGGGGACGGCGCGCGTCGGCCGGCGCTACTACTGACCGTGACGGCAGGGATTCACCGGCCGCTTGAGCGTCGTCTGCGCCATGCCTGGTGGGAGGGCTTTGTCGCCGGCGGGATCGTCGGGCTGCTCGTGGCGCTGGTGCTGACATGACCCTGGCGCCGCTACGGGAGGCTGCAGACTCGCTGGTCAAGGCCAGCACGCCGCAGCCGTTCTCGACGTCGAAGACGAGCAATTGGGTGGCGCGCGCCGGCGGGCTGCCGGACTACATTCAGCACGTCGCGCACGGGATCCTGCGCTCGGGCGCCAGCGACGAGTCAAGCGCGATCCAGAAGGCGATCGGCGTGGTGAAGCGGTGGGCTGCCGGCGGCGGGAAGGTCGACGCCAACACGCAGGCCGCGGCAGCGAAGGCCGTCGCTGAGTGGGAGGCCAAGAAAGCCGGAAACGCCGCGAAGGGCGCGGTCAAGGAATCGTGGATCGAGGAGGCGGACCGCTACGTGGCCACGTGGGCGGATGAGCGTCTCGCCGAGCGTGACGCGATGGGCCGGATCCTGCTGCTCGAGGAGGTGGTCGGCGTCGACGGGCTGATCGGCCTGCTCGGCGAGGGTGTGCTGCGTGAGGCGGCGGCGTGGAAGCCGACGCTGAAGCGGACGGCCAGCGCGTCGAACGAGGTCGATCGCCACGAGGTCTATGACGGTGGCCAGCATGTCGGGACGGTCGCGCAGCGCCGCGGCTACGGCGGGATCAACGGCAAGCGCGAGCCCAATCAGCACGCGGCGTTCGCGGTCAACGGCAAGCGGGTGACCGACTACAACTGCGCGAGCCGGGACGATGCACTCAAGGCGTTGCAGTCGCATCTCGAGGAGGCGCCGGCCAGGGTGATCACGCTGCCGACGGTCGGCAAGTTCCTGGTGGCTGACCCGCACAGCTACAGCGGTGAGACGAGCTACAAGCAGTTCAGCTCTGAGCAGGCGGCGCGGCATTCTGCGGGGCTGCCGCCGGCGCCGACGACACCGGAGCGCGACAGCAAGGTTGAGCAGGTCGCGGAGGCGCTGCGCTTTGATCTGATGACCGTCTCGAGCACCGAGATCCCACCGCTGCGGCGTGTGCAGGAGGCACGCCGCGCTGACCCTTTTGATCTGATCGCGGAGGCGTTCCACCCGGACGAGCTCCGCGGGTTCGGCGGCAAGTGGACGACGGGCGGCGCCCGAGCTCGCGCCGCGATCGAGAGCCGGCCGAGCTCGAGCGCGTCACGGATCCGCTCTGCGGCGCATCAGAGCTATGAGGGCGGCAGGCGCAACCCGGCCAACGCGGCGACGCGGGCGCTGGCCAGCAAGCCGCAGATCCCGCTGGGCAAGCTCGCGAGCTCGGTCGGGACGGGGAAGTGGAGCTCGAGCGCGCTGAAGGCCGGGAAGGACATCATGGCCGGCAAGGTCGCCGACACCGAGCACGCGCACCGGCTGGTCAACGCTGACGGCTCGCTGGGTGCCTACAGTCCCGAGCGCCAGGCGTTGCACGAGCAGATCCTCACGAACATGCTGCAGGGCAAGGCGCGTCACGAGGGGAAGGCCAGGGCGATCTTCACCGCCGGCGGGCCGGCATCCGGCAAGTCGGGGCTCGAGAAGTTCGGGATGCTGACGCTGCCCAAGGATGTCGTGAACGCCGACCCGGACACGATCCGGGCGATGCTCCCGGAGTATCAGCAGATGGTCGACGCCGGCCGCAAGGATGCGTCGAACGCGACGCACGAGGAGGCGTCGCATCTCGCGAAGGTGCTGACAAAGCTGGCGCTCGGCCGGCAGCATCACATTCTCGTCGACACGGTGGGCGACTCGGGCCCGGACAAGTTCGCCGGCAAGATCCGCCAGGCGCAGCGCGCCGGCCACGAGGTCAGCGTGCACTACGCCACGACGGACGTGAAGACGGCGATGGCCAGGGCCAAGGCCCGCGGCGATAAGGGCGGGCGGTACGTGCCCGATCAGTTTCTCAAGGATGCGCACGCGGAGGTGTCGCGGCGGTTCGTCGAGGACGTGTCGAAGATCCCCGGCATCCATCTGCAGATCGTGGACACGACGGCGCGGCCGAACAGCGTGATCGCCGAGCGCGCACGCGGCGCTGATAAGCTCGTGATCAAACACGCTGCGATGTATCAGCGATTCTTGGACAAGGCGAAGGGGTAAACAGACGTGCCGACTCACGAGGAGATCAAGGCTGCCGGCGGGAACGATGTCGGCGATTGGGGCGAGAAGAAACTCAAGGGCGCATACGCGAAGCCGCTGATCGTCGGGGGTGAGCGCGTCGACATCGACAAGCTGCCGGCGTTCGGGTCCGATGAGGCGAATGCGACCGCGAAGGCGCCGCTGGCACCGCCAGGGACGCCATAGGAGGCTGTGATGGGAGAGGGACAGAAGTGGCAGGTCGAGGCGCTCGAGGATGACGAGCGCGAGGCGCTGATCGGTGCGGCGCAGTCGGTGCCGGATGAGAGCTACGGCGCGCAGCCGGCGGAGAAGCCGGCGATCGTGCGGGCGCTCGAGAAGCTCGAGGGCGCGACGCCGACGGTCTGATCTTCCCACGGGCCCGGCGCACGCGTTGAAGCCTCCCGCGGGGGTGGAGCGGTAAGCCGTAGGGAGTGTGCCGACGGCCGGGCGACGGTCCGCGAGCACGGTGACGAGGCCCAAACTCAGAGGCAGGAAACTCGAGCTCCGTTCGTCGCGGAGCTCGAGCTCTGTCTCGGCACGCTGCCGATAAACCTGTTATCATCGTGGTGCAGGTTCAGGGAGACACCGAAGGGCCCGACCGGAGGGCCCGGAAAGGAGGGCCTAGTGAGTACGGCGACCGAGCAGGTGACGGGGACGACTCAGAAGGTCTACTCCGCCAACATCTGCGGCGAGCTGATCGTTACGCAGTGCGGGTGGAGCAAGGCAGCGGAGGCCGAGTTCGGCATCGAGGCGATCATCGCCGGCGAGGTCATCGCTGAGACTTGGACGGCCACCGAGGACGGCCGCGGGGTCATCGCCGAGTGGGCGACCGGCCAGGAGTACGCCGGCGAGGGCTGGATCTACTACGAACGCTCCACCGGGGCGCACGGGTGGGTTGGCGAGAAGTCCCGCAAGATCGTCCAGGCGGGGTGACTGAGATGGCAACCGCAACGATGACCGCGGCCGCGCAAGCGGCCGCAACCGATCGCCTGACAGCTCAGGATCTCTCGAGACTGCGCACGCAGCGGATGCTGCTGCTGGTCACGACAGGCCATCCCGACTTCGAGCGCTACGCGCACCCGGCGATGGGCCGGCTGATACAGCCGCGGCACACGAGCTCGATCGAGGCGACCGACGAGGCGGGCATCAGCTGGGCCGCTGACAACGACTGCTTTCAGGGCTTGGACGCGATCGCCTGGCAGCGGATGCTGGACCGCATCACCGGGCTCGACGGTTGCCTGTGGGCGACGGTTCCCGACAAGGTGGCCGACGCTCGCGAGACGGCTCGCATGTTCGAGATCCACGCGCCGGCGCTAGAGCGCCGCGGGATCCCCGTCGCGCTGGTCGCACAGAACGGGCTCGAGGAGATGCCCGCGTGGCTTGAGCGCAGCTGGCACCGGATCGACGCGCTGTTTATCGGCGGCGACACCGATTGGAAGCTGGGGCCCGCAGCGCGAGCTCTGACCCGCGAAGCGCAGCAGCGCGGCAAGTGGGTGCACGTCGGCAGGGTGAACACGCTGCGCCGGCTGGACTACTGCCGAGACGTGCTGCAGGCCGATTCGGTGGACGGCAGCAAGTGGGCCAAGTTCAAGGACACCTACCTGGCCGATGGGCTGGACTACTGCGGTCGAGCTCGCAACCTGACGATGGACATCGGATGATCGCCAACAGCGACAACGTGCGAGGAGCTCTGCGGCGGGCTGGTCTGCGCTGGAATGGCTGCGTGTGGCCTGCGCAGGGCGGCGGCGTGATCGTCCGGCGCGGCTACGGCGGCACGCTCGAGGATGCGGCCGCGGCGCTCGAGGGGTTCGAGCTCGAGCGGCACGATCGCGTGCTGATCGTCCGGGGCGAAGCGGAGACGTCGCTCGAGGATCCCGGCGCGTGCCCGCGATGCGGTGGCGCCGGCGGTCGTGCGGAGTGGCCGGGGTACACGTGCTATCGGTGCGGCGGGAGTGGGAGACGGCCGAATGGTTGAGCTCGAGCATCCGATCGCCGGCGACCCGGCCGGCGTGGATTGGGGCGACCCGCGGGCGATCTACGGCGGCATGGTTGCGGTGTGCGAGCCGTGCGGCTACCGCGGGGAGCCGATCGAGCACTCGCGCGCGGTCGCGGCGGTGCGCCGGCACGTGGCCAGCGCCAAGCATCAGCGGATGCTGCAGGCGGCGGCAGACGATGCCTGACGAGCTGCTGAGCCTGCTCGTGTGGTTCGCGATCGTCGGGGATCACGCGGAGGCGCTCGTGGCCGCGGACTCGCCGACGCGAGCTCTGCAGCTGCTCGAGGAGTGGGGCGGCGTGGAGTGGATCGCGGCTGAGCAGGTTGAGCGGCCGGCGCTGCCGGCGGCGGAGGGCGTCTACGCGGTGTTCATCGAGTAGAGCTCGCGCCGCTGATAAACCTGTTATCATCACGGGTGGACCGGTAAGCAACGAAGGGAGACGGTGAGATGGGTACGGCAACAAAGCTCGCGACGGAGATGGATCGCTACGGCGAGCTGCTGAAGACCGGCGACATCGTGGTCACCGGGGCGCGATGGGGCAAGTGCAACGTGTGCGTCGTCCCCGCCGGCAGCAAGGCGCGACAGGAGCAGAGCGGCCCGGAGATCCCCGGACCTTGGGCGTTCACCACGGTGCACGCAGCGGTGATCGACAACACCGGGCAGGCGCACGCTGAGTACATGGCGGCGCGCAGGATCGAGCTCGGCGAGATCGTCGAGATCGACGGACTGCCCGGTCAGTGGACGTTCGAGCAGCGCGATCAGCGCAAGTTCGAGGGCGAGGGCGTGAAGCTGGTCCCCGCCGACGACGAGGCGGTCCAGAACGAGGCCCGCTGCAAGGCGGTCGGCGAGCTGGGTTGGCTGGCGATGGGCGTCGAGAAAGAGGCGGTGATCTCGGTGGCCTATCGCGCGAAGCGGGCGATGGCCGCGATCGAGGAGTTCGAGGCTGCCGGCGGCGACGGCGGCAACTACAGGGTCGTGCTGTTCGCTCAGACCGAGCGGGCGATCGCGGCAGGGAAGGCGGTGAGCTAGATGGCAGGGCTGCGAGCCCTGATCGCGGACAGGTTGGTCGCGTGGGCGTTCCGGCTTGACCCGGAGCGGTTCGTCTCGAGCGAGGAGCGGCCGCGATGATCGAGACGGTGCTGCTGGCCGCGGCGATCGCCGGCGTGCTGCTGCTGGTCCGGGCGCACGCCGGCCTGATCCGCGGCGTGTGGCGCGAGGCGCGCTGGTATGAGAAGGCGGCGCTGGTGGTCGCGCTGCTGCCGATTCCGGGCCCGGTTGACGAGCTCGTGGGGGCTGCTCGTGATCCGCCGCGTGATCGCACGCCGCCGATAAACCTGTTATCATCGCTGGTGCAGGTGAGAGAGAAACCCCGACCGAAGGACGGTGACACGATGGATACCGCATCGAAGGCGCAGGGCGCCATTCAGGAGTACATCGAGGCGACGGAGACGCTGAGCGCGATCGAGTACGGGATCCGCTCGATCGAGTGTTGCGGCGGGCCCTTCTACTGCTGCGGCATTCACGGCGCGCAGCTGGTCCGGGGGATGCAGGCCGCGACGCGAGTCACGGGCCGGTTCGTCACGCAGGACAACATGACGCTGCGGACGCTGAAGGCGGCTCGAGCGGAGCAGCGTGAGGTGGTCAAGATGGCGCAGGAGATCAAGCGCGAGATCGGGACCGCCCGGCAGCTGCGGATCGCGATGGCGGCATGACCGAGATCACGATCACTCGAGTCAAGGTCTACCCGTCGCGGCCGCGGCCTGGCCCGGCGTGGTCGTGGCTGTATCAGGCGACCGGTCCGGACACGATCCAGATCGGCGACCGGACGCTGCCGCGGCAGTTCGACAACCGCTCGATCGCCGAGCTCCGTCGGGTGCTGCGCAGGGCCTACGGGCCGGACGTGAAGATCATCGAACCGTGGAAGAGGTGAGCGAGGATGAGTAAGGCCGAGCGAATCCGGCGCAAGCTGGCGAACGCCGAGCAGCTGACGCGTGAGGCGTATGAGCTCGCCGGCGACGTCGACCGGACGTTGAAGGCGCATCTGGCGCGGGCGGTCGACGCGGCGGGGCAGGCCGGCGACGATTTCAAGCGCTATGAGAGTCAGCTGCGCGCGGCGGCGGAGGCTCGAGCTCGTGAGGCTGCGGAGCTCGAGGAGTACGGGCGCTGCACGAAATGCAACACGGGCGTGTCGGCGGCGCACTCGCACTGCGAGACGTGCGGCTGGCCGATCGACACGTTCGGGTCGTGGGCCGGCACGTGTCATAACCGCGACTGTGAGCTCTACAGGCGCCCGAAGGCCGGCGTCCGGTACAGCGACAAGGTGCCGGCATGAAGATCGAGGCGATGCGATTCCACGGGCCGGGCTGGACGCTCGACGCCGGCCGCGTCTCTTATCAGGTGTGGGGCCCGCAGACGGAGATCCTCCGGGACGAGGAGCGGTTCCCTGGCATGTGGTCGACCGACGGGACGGGCTGGCACGAGGATGCCCGCCCGCCGCGTAGTGAGTGGGCCGCGGCGTTCCACGGGCCCGGCGAGCTCGACGGTGACTATCGAAGCGGCGAGCTCGAGGAGGTGCTCGAGGCGTTCCCGCCGGCGATCGCCGGCAAGTTCAAACAGACGATCGAGGAGGTGATGTCCCGTGGCTAGACCGCGTGGGTTTGCGACGTGGGAGCCGCGAGTGGAGACGCTCGCGCTGTTGGATCAGGTCGACTCGGTGCTCGAGGAGTATCAGAAGTTCCTGCCGCTGACGGTCCGCCAGGTGTTCTACCGGCTGGTCGGCCAGTACGGCTATGACAAGACCGAGCAGGCTTACGCGCGGCTGTGCGAGATGCTCGTGCGAGCTCGCCGGGCGGGGATGATCTCGTTCGGGGCGATCCGTGATGACGGGACCGCCGGCGGTGAGCCGCAGACGTTCGCTGACGTGGCGGATTTCTGGGAGGGCGTGCAGAGCGACGTCGAGCACTACTCAAGGCACCGGCTCGCCGGCCAGGATGTCGCGATCGAGCTCTGGTGCGAAGCGGCCGGCATGGTGCCGCAGATGCAGCGCGTCGCGTATCCGTTCAGCGTGCCGATCTATTCGACGGGTGGGTTCTCGAGCGTGACGGTGACGTGGGAGATCGCGAAGCGAGCTCTGCTGCGCGACGTGCCGACGGTGTTCCTGCACTGCGGCGACTATGACCCGTCGGGCGAGTCGATCTTCACGGCGATGGCGCAGGACGCGCGGATGTTCGTGCGCCAGCTCGTGCACGCGGCGCAGGTGAACGACGATCCCGAGAACGCGATCGCGCTGGGTAAGGCGATGTCGCTCGAGGAGGAGCAGGTGATGGAGATCGTCACGGGCAAGCGTTCGCCCGAGCTGCGGCCGGTGCGTGTGGCGCTGACCGAGGATCAGGTCTATGAGAATGATCTCCCGACGGCGCCGCCGAAGAAAAGCGACACGCGCTCACGCAACTGGACGGGCGAGACGTGTCAGCTCGAGGCGATGCCTCCGGAGCTGCTCGCGGACACGGTGCGGGAGGCGATCCGCAGCGAGATCGACTTGGACGTCTATCGGCGTGAGGTGGCGCTCGAGCAGGCAGACCGCGAGCGGATCCTGCGCGGGCTCGAGCTCGCCGCGGAGGCGTAGCCGGGCGATAAACCTGTTATCATCAGGTCTGCAAACGAGAGAAAGGCGGTGATCGGATGGGTACGGCGAGCGAATTGAGGGAGCAGGCGGCGGCTTGTCGCGCGGAGGCCGCGGCGAGTTTCGAGCGTTGCGACACGGACGGGTTCCTGTCGCAGTGGGCGAGCGGGATCACCGCTCGGTTGAAGGACACGCAGGCGGAGATCGCTGAGGCCGGCGGGACGGCATTGTTCGCCCGGACGGCGCTGGTCACGCTCGAGGGCGCGGCCGTCGAGGCGAAGGTCTGCCAGACCCGCTACGGCGAGAAGTGGCTGACGGGCGCCGGCGAGTGGATCCCCACGGGGAGCTCGGCGAAGGCGCTGGCCAGGCGCGGGTATCGCACGACGGAGATCGTCGAGCGGGCCGCGGCCGGCGCGGCGATCGCCGCATCGGGGACGGGGCTGAGCGGAGCGGCGAGCGCTTACGTCACGGTCTTCCGGCAGGGCGCGAAGGCCGCTGAGGGGTGGCGCTGCGTCGGCATCGCCGGCGACGAGAGGAGCAGCTGACACGCGATAAACCTGTTATCATCCCTAGTGGGCCGGGAGGCTCAGAAAGGAGAAGGTGAGATGGATAAGGGAACCGAGCAGACGCGCCGCAGAGAGGGCGTCTGCATCTACTGCGGCCAGACCGTCAGGGAAGACGTCGACGGCGCGTGGGTGGAGTACGAAGCGGGCAACAGCGGGTGCATGGCCGCGGTCGAGGCCGGTAGCGCGGACGGCGAGCACGAGGCCGAGACGAGCACGATCATGGAGATGACGGGATGACGACCTACCGCGAACGCAGGTTGGCTCGAGCGGACAGGCTGGACGGTTGGAGCTCGGGGAACGCGTCGAAGGGTGACGCGGCGCACGAGGCGAGCCGCGCGGCCACGGCGATGATCCCGTTCGGGCAGCCGATCCTGGTCGGGCATCACTCGCAGCGGCGTCACGAGAAGGCGCTCGAGCGAGCTCGCAACGCAGCGGACGCGTCGCTCGAGCTGAGCCGGAAGGCGGCACGGCAGGCCGGCGCGGCGGAGGAGATCCGAGCTCAGGCCGAGCGCGCGATCTACGATGACGATCCGGACGCGATCGAGCGGCTGACCGCGAAGCTGGCCGGGCTCGAGCGGGAGCGTGAGGCGGTCAAGGCCAAGCGCGCGGAGATCCGCAAGGCCGGCGGTGCCGAGCTCCGCGCGAAGGGCGCATGGGAGCGCGAGGAGGTCATGCGGGCCGCGGGTGCGGCTCAGTACAAGGTGACCAATCTCGGCGGGCAGATCACGCAGGCGCGGCAGCGTCTCGAGCGTCTGCAGCGCGAGAAGGTGCAGGGCCCGCGGGACAGGATGATCACGGCTCGGTTCACGAGCTCGTGTGAGGACTGCGGCGCTGAGCTCGAGAAGGGCTCGATGATCCGTTACAACCGGCAGCAGGGCGCACGGTGCGCGAGCTGCCCGACAGAGGAGGGCTGAGCAGTGAGTACGGATAACGATCGACTGACGGTGCAGCGCGCGAGGGACGCGCTGAACGCCGGGAGACGGCTCAAGGTGACCGTCGGCACGGACCCGCAGGATCCCGTGCTGCTGGTCTACCTGCGAGACGGGAGCGTGATGAGCGCCGCGATCGAGGGGTGGAGCGCCGGCGTGGTCGAGCCGGTGTGCGGCATCGGGAGCGACTACCTGACGGGGTTCCTGACCGGCCGCGAGTCGGTGCGGATCTTGACCAACGACGAAGCGGCGGCACTCGCCGGCTGGGAGGTGTAGAGATGGGACTGATCGTGTCGATACTCGAGGACAAGCGGATCGGCAACTGCTCGAACGGTGGCGTCTCGAGCGAGAAGGACTCGCTCACGCTCGTCAACGTCGAGGGGCCATTCGAGCCCGACGAGACGCGCCCCGCGGCGTTGCTGCTCAAGGGCAACGTTCCCGGCGTGGCGCGCGTCGTGCCGGCGGTGGAAGTCGACGGCGAATACAAGCCGCTGCGCCCGCCGGCCGGGGTGGGCCCGATGATGGGCGGCGCTTATGTCGCGACGAGCGATAGCCGGTTCGGTCAGGCCGTCGAGAAGATCACCGGCTCTCGGTTCTACGGGGCGGTTGCGTTGCACGACCGGTTCGAGACGCCAGCTCAGTACGCGAGCTACGACTGATGAGGGTCGACCCGATCAGCTACATGGCGGTGGAGATGCTGCGCTCTTGGGCGCGGCGTCTCCGCGTCTGGGCCCGCGGCTTTCGCAGCTGACGCGGCTTATGATGGCCGGCGTGCCGATCACGATGCTGCTCGAGGGGTTCAGCGATGCGAAGCATCCGCGGGGTTGGCATGGCCGGTGGGTGGCCGGCGAGCTGCACGTGATGCACGGCAAGACGCAGGTCACGACGGTGCAGGGCGGCACGTCGTTCGACCGGGAGCGGCTGCTGTCGGCCGTTCAGGGCGCGGTGCGAGCTCGGCCGGGACGTCCGGCGATCGATCGGGCTGGGGCGCAGCGGGTGGTGGATCTGGCGACGGGGAAGGCTCCGGAACCGCGATCGCCCGCGTGGCGTAGTCAAGGCGAAACGCCGATGAGCATGACTGACCGGCGCCGCGCGCAGGCGGACCTTGAGACGTCGCGCCGGCGCAAGCTGGATCCGAACGCGCCGGCAGCGAAGCCGTACAAGCCGCCGACCGAGGATGCGATCCGGCGAGCTCAGAAGGACGGGCTTGAGTTCGGGGCGACGCCGGCGCCGCAGCAGGATCGTCACGGCGGTTTCAAGGTTGGCGACGTCGCGCAGTATCGGACGCCGAGCATCGTCAACGGCAAGGTGGAGGGCTACAGCAAGCCGCAGCTGCGTGCCGTGTCGGGCCTGCAGCGCAACGGGTATCTGCGGCTGCGCGATCCGGTGACGGGCACGACGGTGGACGTTCATCACAGCAACGCGACGAAGATCGGCCCGTTGCATCCGGCCTACCGCGGTCAGGTCGTGCAGGACGCCTACAGGCTTCAGAACGCGCAGCTCGCGGCCGAGAAGGCTGCTCGAGCTCGGCGGATCACTGAGTCGGCGCTCGGCGCGCTGCTCGAGGGCTGCTGATGGGCATCTCGATGCTGCTCGAGGGGTTCGCTCCGCCGCCGCCGGCGCAGGAGTTCCCGGACTCGGATTTCACGAGCAGCGATCGGGTGCGCGTCTCGGTGAAGGGCGGGAAATCGGTCGTGGGGCGCGTCGTGCGCCCGCATGGCGGCACGCCACCGACGCATGCGATCATCGCCCCGGAGGGCGGTGGCGCGCACGTCAAGGCGCCCGTGGGGGACGTGAAGCTCGACACGCCGGCGCAGCACGCGCTCGAGCGCAAGCGGGAAGCGGCCGCGGCGATGAAGCAGGCGCAGCAGGCGCCGGGGCCCGGCGCGGTGCCGGGAGCTCGGCAGCCGGCCGCGCTGCCGTTGGGCAAGCCGCCGCCGCATCCGGGGACGAAGCCGTCGCCGGTCCGTGAGGGGATCGGGATGATGCTCGAGGCGTTCAATCCGCCGCTCGAGACGCCGCAGCAGTCGCAGGTCCGCGGCGCAGCTCAGGCCGCGGCCGCGCAGAAGCAGCTCGCGGCCGGCTACAAGACGTGGAACCCGAGCAAGCATCCTCGAGCTGGGGGCGGCAAGTTCGGCTATACGACCGGCGGCAAGCGCGCCACGCGGGCGACGTCGCGCCGGCACTCCACGCGGAGCTCGAGCTCGCGCACGTCGACGCCGCGGGTGCTGGGCCAGGGGTCGCAGGGGGCGCTGGTGAAGTCGCTGCAGCGCCAGCTGCACATTCCCGCCGACGGCAAGTATGGGCCGCAGACGCAGGCGGCGGTGACCAACTATCAGAAGCAGCACGGGCTGCAGGTCGACGGGGTGATTGGCCGGCAGACGCTCGCGGCGCTGCGCGGGAACGTGAACGCCAGGGCGATCGCGCCGGGCCCGATCACGAGCAAGCAGGCGACGATCAAGGCGAGCCGGACGAAGAGCACGCCGGCGAGCAGGGCCGCGGCGAAGCAGCAGCGCGTCAAGCTGCGAGCTCAGGCGAAGAGCAACGCGCAGCTGAGGATGAACAAGGCGAACTTCGCCGGCGGCACCGTCGTCTAGCGTCATCCGCGCCGGGATCCTGATAACTTCCTGATCGCAAATTGCCGGCGCTGAGTTATCGCAGCGTCGGCTCTACGCGTTTCAGGAGGTCTACCGATGAAACGACGACTGATGATGATGGCCGCTCTGCTGGCCGTCGTGTTTCCGGCAGCGGCGCAGGCTAAGGCGCCGACAGCACGCCACCGTGGCGTGTATTCCTACGTGCGCCGGCACGTGGTAGCGAAGCTCGGGGCGCAGGCTCCGGGCCGCAACATCGTCAAGGATGGCACCGCGAAGGGCCCGGCCACGGATGCACAGGTGGTCGCGTCGACGCATGTGCTCGAGCGGATGCTCGCGCCACCGCCGGCGCCCGTAGTAGCGCCGGCGGCGATCTCAACGCCAACGCCGAGCTCGTCATATTCCGCGCCGGCCGCGTCGTCGGCGAGTTACACGCCGAGCTCGAGCGCCGGCGGCTATGGCAGCGTGCCGGGAGTGCCGAGCTCGTTCGCGCAGTGTGTCGCCATGCGCGAGTCGACCAACGGTGCCGGCTCGTCGAACATCTACGGGATCCAAGGGCCCGGCGGTCAGGGCAGCCTGGCCGAGCAGAAGCAGGCGTTCTCGCGGATGTACGCCGATCGCGGCGCTCAGCCGTGGGCGCCATACGACGGCTGCTGACGGGGTAGGATTTCTTTCCTACCGGGTTTCAGCCAACGGCGGCGCTCCCTCACGGGGGCGCCGTCGTTCGTTCTAGGGGTATGCGCCGGCGACCGGGCTTAGGCTGTGGCGCATGGCGACTACACAAACTCAGCGGATCGTGGATCTGGCGCACGGCGGGCACGGGATCTCCGAGATCGCAAACCTGATGGGCGTGTCCGAGAACACAATCCGGGGCGCGCTGCAGAACCTCTCCAATGTCGCGGCCGGGTTGACCGCGCCGGGCACGCTCAATCAGCGGGCCGTCGACCTGGCCTATGCCGGGCATCCGGTGTCAGAGGTGGCGAACCTGCTCGGCGTGTCGGAGAACACCGTCCGCGGGCTGCTGCAGGACGTCAATCAGACGCCGAGCCAAGCGGAGACGGCGCTCACGGGCGCGTCTCAGACCGCGGCGCCGGCCGCGGGTGGCGGCTCGGCTCTGCCGGCGACGCCGGCGGGCTACGTGACGGTGCGGATCAACGGCACCGACCGCAAGCTCCCCTACTACTGATCCCGTGGCCGACGAGGACGACGAGCTGCAGGAGGCGCTGAGCGCCGAGGAGATCCTCACGTTCGGGCCGTGCGTCGAGGCGCAGGTCTGGACGCCGACATGGGTGCAGGAGCGCCGAGCTCCGATCGCCGTGGCGGCAGGCCGGCCCAAGCTCGGCAAAGTGTTCGACGATCAGGGCGTCGGCAAGATGGTCACGATCCGGCCGTGCATGAGCCGCGGCCGGCGGGTGCGTGGTCTGTCGCCGGTCTACACGCCGCGGATGCTCGAGAGCAACGCCGGCGTCTTCAACGGCTGGCCGATGTTTCTCGATCACGCTCCGCCCGAGCTCGCCAAGACGCTCGCGAAGTACGGCCGCAGCGTCCGCGAGCTCGGTGGCCAAGTGCTCAAGGGCGGCTGGGATCGCGATTTCGTGCAGGAGGATGACGCCAACTACGGCTATCAGAAGGGCGGCGTGATCGCTGAGGTTTGGGCGACGCCGCTGGTCCGTAAGACGGTGGGCGAGAACCCGAACCTGTTGCACACGTCGATCAACGCGTGGCCGACGTCGGGCAAGCCGGGCCCGGTGCCGTGGCGCGCCGGCCAGAAGGGCATGATCATCGAGGGGATCCGCCGGCAGCCGCAGGGCTCGGTCGACTACGTGGTGCGTGGCGGCGCGGGCGGGAAACTGCTGATCGCGGAGGGCCTCGAGGAAGAGGGCGCGTGGCCCGAAGTGGGCGAGTGGAGCAGCGACGACGTGCGGCTAGTGGTATCGCTCGCGGAGTCGCTTTACGCTTCGCCGCACATGAGTGATATCGCGCTTCCCACAAAGCCTGACGAGCTCCGCGAGTGGATGCAGGAGCACGCTCCGCATCTGCTGCCCGCGCTTGCTGAGTCGAGCGACAGCGGCGCCGGCAGCGCCGGCGAAGAGGTCAAGCGGAAGCGCGGCGCCAAGAAGAACGACGACGACGGAGATGCGGACGACATGAAGGAAGGGCTCACTGAGGCTGACGTCCGTCGGATCATGCAGGAGTCCAGCTCCGACATGCCGACCGTCGAAGAGTTTGAGCAGCGGCTGCGCGAGCAGACCGAGCGCACCATCGCCGAGCGCGATGAGCAGCGCGAGCTCAGCACCATCGCGCACCGGCTGATCGAGTCGGCCGTCGGCATCCCGCCGAAGTGGAAGGTCGATCTGCAGGCGCGCTACTCCATGCTTCCCGAAGGGCCTCCCGCTTCGCTGCAGATCGCCGAGAGCGAGCAGCGCGACGCGGACGGCAAGGAGCTCACCGCTCAGCAGGTGCTCGAGGCGCGCGTCGAGGCTGATCTCGATCACGTCCGTGACCTGATCGCGGAGGCGACCGGCAAGCCGCGGGTCAAGGGCGAGGGCGCCAAGCGCTCCGACGCCGGCGAGGACCGTACCCGCACCGCCAGCACTCGCCGCAAGGCGCAGCCGTACTGGCGTCAGCGGTTCGTGAACATGGGGCTCGCCGAGTCCGAGGACAAGGCCGTGGAAGCATTCGGCGGAAAGGTGGAGGGCTGACATGCCGCTTGAGGCTCCCGGCCGGCGCTACGAAGCAGTAGCCACGAAGGCGACGACTCACGGCGCTCCCGCCGTCGAGCTCAATCATCCGGGCATCGCCGCGAAGTCGCAGCAGGTCGCGCCGATGGTCCCGTCCGTGGCGAACGCCGCGATCGCGCAGCAGATCGCGATCAGCGAGCCGTTCATCATCATGCTCGCCGGCAAGCACGAGGTCGCGACGTCGCTGCTTCCCGGTGGCGCTGTGGCCGGCACGCCGCTCTATATCCGCGCGTCGGACAACGCGCTCGTGCTCGCGGCGACCGCGCTCACGGGCGGCGTGCTGAACGCCGGATTCCAGCGGTTCGGTGTCATCGACTCGATCGACACGACACACGGCCGAGCGCTGGTCAACCTCGATCTCAGGAGCTCGTTCTAATGCGTCGTCGCTCAGGCCGCTACGGAGTTTGGGGCAAGCACCTCGAGCTCTTCGAGATGTACGAGTCGTGGCGCGACGACGACGATGCTCAGCGCGCCCTGGCGGAGTCCGAGGACTTCGAGGACGCGCTCGAGGAGGGCACCGGCTCTCCCGAGGGTCGTGCCGACTTCCCGATTTTCATGCTGACCGTCATCCGTCACCGGATGCGGCAGGCATTCCAGCGCCGCGCCGCGGTCTGGGATCAGTATCTCGGCCTCGAGCGCGCGGAGGACTTCCGTGTGCACACCGTCTCGCAGCTCAACGGGCTGACCGGGATGGGGCCGGTGCAGGAGTTCGACGAGTACCCGCGGATCCGCAGCTCGGAGGAGATGGGCCCGCCTTTCTCCGTCGGCAAGCACGGCGGCGTGTACTCGGTCACGTTCGAGATGGTCGTGAACGATGACGTGAACCTGATCCTGAACCGCACGCCGACCGAGCTCGGTCGGATGAGCGCCGCCTACGTGTCGCAGGTCGCCACGGCGATCGTCGAGACGAACGCCAACTGGATCGACGGTCTGCCGTTCTTCACGGCCACGCCGCGGACGGGGCTGCCTTCCGGCAACCTGTTCACCGGTGCCGCCGCGGAGCCGACCGAGGACAACCTCGTTTCGATCATCGAGCAGATGCGCTCGACGACCGACACCGAGGGCTTCCCGATCGACATCACGCCGGCGAACATCCTGACCCGCTCCGAGCGTGTCCGCCTGAATTTCAAGCGGATCATGCGCTCTCAGGAGACGGGTGTGCAGGTGACCAACCCGGCCGGGTCGACGCTCGAGAAGGGCACGCTCAACGCTCTGGCCGGCGACGAGCTGCTGCCCGGCGATGTGATCGTCGAGCCCTACCTGCAGGATCCGAACGACTGGCGCCTGTTCGCCGATGTCAGCCGGCCCGCGTTCGTGATCGCGTTCCTGCGTGATCAGCGCGAGCCGTTCATCGGCATGATGCGGTCGCAGATCGAGTCGGTCGGCGGGGGTGCGGATGATCCGTACACGCTCGACTTCGACGAGCTGCCGCACAAGATCCGGCACGTGTTCGGGTGCGCGCAGGGCGATCCGCGGGCCTGCTTCCTGGCCTCGAGGGCGTAAGCCATGAGCGCGCTTCCGGGTGTCAAGGTCGGCCCGCTGGATCCCGACTCCACTTCTCAGTTCGGGACTGTCTCGCAGTCCAACAGCGCACGGCAGCTGATCCGGCTGCACACGCAGATGAACCCTCCGGGGCTGCGTCGGGCGCTGTCACGGCCGCGCGATGACGAGCGCACGCTCGGGATCGACATCGACGAGGTGCGCGAGTACCTCGACGGGCTGAAGCGCGAGAACGGCGACCCGCTCGTCCCCGAGGGGGCGGTGGTCGTGTCGGCCGCGGTGCGCGGCGATCATCTCGCCGGTCAGCAGATCCTCACGTTCAGCTACCGGCTGCCGTCCGGCCGGGTCGCGAAGTGGCACGCGCCGTACAACGCGGACGTGCTGCCCGACAGCTACGACAACGGCTCGCGGCTGTCGCAGATCAAGACGATGAAGGACCGCGGCGTGGTCGCGTTCGACACCGAGGGCACGCAGGCCGAGATTCAGCGCCGGCAGCTGACCGAGGCGCGGCGAGAGATCGCTGCGCTGCGCAAGGCCGCTGAGGGCCGCGGAGGCGCCGACGATGCTGTCAGCGCCGGCGACGGCGAGGGCGAGCCGGACACGCGCTCCGGTGAGGAGCGCAACGACGAGCTCGAGCAGCTCCGCCGCGCCAATCAGGAGATGCGCGACGAGCTCGTCCAGCTGCGCGCGGTGCAGAACTTGGGCGCCGGCGAGGTGCCGACCGGTGGCCTCGAGGCGGATCTCGCAACGTCACCCGGCCAGGCCGGCGAGGGCGGCGAGGCTGATCCTCCCGGCGACAACGTGGCGTCGCAGGATCCTCCGTTCGAGGGCTATGACGAGCTGAAGGCCGATCAGGTCGCGGCTCACCTCAAGCATGAGGATCGCACCGCCGAGGAGCGCCAGGCGATCCTTGACTACGAGCGCACGCACGCGAACCGCAAGACGGTCGTGGGCGCCGGCGAGGAGTCGCTCGGCTCGGGCAGCTGAGCGCCGCGGGGCATGGCGGTCTACAACGTCCCGCGCGGTCAGCTCGCAGCGCACGACAAGGTGTTGGTCGCGAACGTGGCGGATGACGTCGTGTTCGTGGATGAGGTCGGGCGGGTGACCGTCTGGACGGACGGGACAGCGGCGGTGTTCGTGTGCACGGATGGGAACGAGGCGACCGTCAACGGGGGCGACTGCTATGAGCTCGAGGCGGGCGCTGCGGGCTCTCAGAGCTTTCCCGTGGGGCAGCGCAAGGTGTCGTTGATCTCAGCCGGGACGCCGAAGTACAGCGTGCAGCGCGCGGAGTAAGCGCGCCATGTATTACGTCCCCGTAGACGAGCTCGTCGGCGGAGCTGTTCTCGGCTCGACGTCGCTGTTCCTGCCGGGGTATTCGGCGGCGCAGCGGGTGCTGGTGCCGGCGGTCGGGGCGACGGTGCACGTGTATGAGCGTGGCACGACGACGCACGCGGACTGCTTTGAAAACTCGACGGGCTCGGGCGCGCCGGTGGCGCAGCCGTTGCAGACCAATGCTGATGGCCAGGTGGTCGACACGGCGCAGAACCCGGTGTTTGTCGGGCAGCCGCAGGAGCTCGACATCGTGGTCAGCGGCGGGGGGCTGGTCACGCCGCGGACGATCGCGGCCGGGTCGGCGAACGATCCGACGTCAGCGCCGACGAAGGCGGCGATAATCGCGTCGGGTGTCGCCGCGGCGGATCTTGGGGGTGAGCCGGCGGGGACTGCGGCGGCGGTGCTGGCCGCGGCTCGAGCTGCGGCGAACGGCGTCGCGTCACTGGATGGCACGTCGAAGATCCCGGCGGCGCAGATCCCGACGCTCGGCTCGACGGGCGGCGTGTCAACGGCGCAGATCGGGGACGGGGCCTCGTCGTCGTTCGTGGTCAATCACGGGCTCGGCGTTCAGTACGTCAAGGCGACGCTGATCAACAACACGACGCTGGCGCAGGAAGACTGTGATGTCGTCTACACCGACGCGAATCACATCACGCTCTCGGCGGAAGCGTGGGTGAGCTCGCCGCCGGCGCTGAACGCCTACACGGTGAACATCACCGGCAACCCGTCGGTGTATATCGGGCCGCTGTCGCGCGGAGCCGCGAACGGTGTCGGCTCGCTGGACGCGACCGGGCATCAGCCGCTCGCCGAGCTCAACGCCGGCGTGGTCACCGACGCGCGGGGCGTGGCCGATCAGGACATTCTCGTGCGCTCTGGGGGCACGTGGGCGCGGCTCGCGGTCGGCAGCGCCGGCCAGCAGGTCGTTGTCCGCTCAGACGGGACGCTCAAGTACACCGACGCGCCGAGCGTCAGCGTCAAGGCGTGGGGCGCTGCCGGCGACGGCAGTAACGCCACGACGGCGATCACGGCCGCGATCAACGCGCTTCCCGCCGGCGGCGCCACGCTCAACTTTGGCCGCGGCAACTTCGTGGTGACTCCGAGCGTGCTGCCGGCGCTGCCGTCGGGCACTCGAGTCACCGGCGAGGGGATGGGCAACACGACGATCACGATGGCGCCCAACACCGCGACGGGCAACGCCGTCTATTACCTGTTCATCCCGTCCGATGCCGCGACCGATCTGAGCTTTGAGGGGATCACGTTCGACGGCAACAAGCGCAACGGGAATCACGGCGCGTCGGAGGACATCGCTGCGCTGTGGCTGTCGACTGCGAACGCGATCGCGCGGCTGAAGGTCAACCGGTGCCGGTTCTACAACTTCCGCGGCGACGGGGCCTACCTCAACGCCACGAACGGCGCGCCCGATGATGTCGAGTTCACGCATTGCGTATTCGATGACTGCGGCGCATCCGTGGTCGGCGACACCGACACGAACGCTCGCATGGGGCTCGCGATCATCAGGGTCAGCAACCTCCGGGTCGCCATGTGCCGATTCAAGACGATCGGCTCGTTCGCGATCGACTTGGAAGCCAACGGCGCCGGCGACACGTTCACCGATTTCGTGCTCGAGGGCAACGTCGGGTCGGGCCTGGGTGCCGGCATGGTCAACTGCTCGCCGACGACGGGCGCCAACGCCACCGGCGGGATCATCGCCGGCAACGTCACGCTCGACGCCTGCCCGAGCCCGTTCATCGTCAAGGGCACCGGCGTGGCGCTCAACGGCAACATCGCGCCGTTCGCGACGACGCGGGCGCTGCTGATCACCGGCAGCACGAGCGTCAGCGTGTCTGGCGGCGTCTACGGGATCGCGGCCTCCGCTGTCCAGCACAACGATCAGACCGCGCCGATCTTCCTGACCGTCAGCACCCGATGCTCGGTCAGCGGCCCGGTCTGCATTGACGGGACGGGCGCCTGTCAGGGCGCGGTCTATGAGGACTCGGCCTCTAACTTCAACGTCAAGCGCGGCGTGGCCACGAACCTGACCAACCCGTACTACGTGCAGACCGGCGGCGGGGCTAACTCGACGGACGATTACTCCCCGACGTTCGGGCCCAGAATCACGTTCGGGACCACGAGCGCGAGCCTCGTGTCGGCGAACGTCCTGAACTACTACGCGGCCGTCAACCCGCAGCACATCTTTTTCTCCGGGTCGCCGGCCGCGTCGACTGAGCTGATGCGGATCAATTCATCCGGGCATCTCGTGATGAACGGCACCCGGAGCATGCGCACCGGGTCCGGCGCGACGGGAGCTCGCCCCGCCTTGGGATCGAACACAGGGCCGGGGCTGAGTTTCTTTGACACGACCCTGAACAAGCCGATCTGGGTGAACACGGCGAACACCGGCTGGGTAGACGCCACCGGGGCGGCGGTCTGATGAGGAGAGTCGCGTGAGGACGTTTCTCGAGAAGATTTGGCCGAAGGGCGGCATCGATCTCACCGGCGCCGGCGTGCAGTTCCCCGCGGCGATGCAGCGGGCCACGGCGCGCGTGTTCGACGTGTGCAGCTCGGGGGCGCTCGGCGATGGTGTGACGGATGACACGGCCGCGATCCAAGCAGCCGCGGACGCTGCGACGGCGGTCAACGGCAAGCTGTTTTTCCCCGGCTGGATCGGGATCTCTAAGGCGATCTATCTCGTCAACCCGGCGGTGACCAACAGCTCGGGGACGAGTAAGACGCTGATCACGCTCAACGGCGGGATTGAGGTCGAGATCCAGAAGGGCGCGACGCTGCGCGTGAAGACGTCGACGACGGCGTTCAGTCAGATTTTCGGGCCGGTGGGCGTGAACACCGACATGAGCGGCGAGCTCTATCACGGGGGCGGCACGATCGACGGTAACTCGGCGGCGCGGATCGCCGCGGGCGTGGTGCCTGCCGCCGGCGGGGCGGCGTGCGAGGCGATCGGGCTGGGGATCGGTTCGCATCAGAAGGTCAAGGGGCTGCGGTTCACGAACTTCGATTCGGTCTGGGTGGTCAGCGGCTCGTCGGACAATGTGGGCAACTCGTCCGACGTCGAGGTGAGCTACTGCCAGTTCGACAATCTCGGGAACACGATCGCCGCGCAGAAGCACGACTTCTCGTGCATCTACCTCGACGCGGTGGGGATGAGCATCCATCACAACACGTTCTGGCAGGGCAATCCGGGCGGGGAGCCGACGCTGCTGGGCGGCGTCACGCCGGCCTATGTGACGAACTACGGAGCTCGGACAGCGATCGAGACGCACGGCTCCGCGGCGCACGTGCACGACAATCGGGCGTTCGGTCTGCAGTTCGGCGGCTTCCTGGGTGCCTCGAGCAATAGTTGGCAGGACCGTGACTCGGCCGGGTCTTATAACTCGGTCGGCGTCCATTGGCACGACAACGATTTCCAGCATTGCGCGGTCGGGATCGAGCTCGGCCCGTACACGCTCTCGGGCGGCAACTACTACGGGCTCGACGACGTGAAGATCCACGACAATGTGATCACCGTCGACCCGTCGATCTGGAATGTGAACACGGGCGCGGGGCTGGTGATCGCCGGGATCTGGTTCGGCCCGTCCGTCCAGACGGGTTCGATGAGCCGGCTGTCGATCACCGACAATGACATCGGCACGACGCCGAATAACACGGCGCTCAACACGTTCGCGTGGTCGGGCGCGACGGGCGGCTACTCGGCCCATATCTCGCTGCAGATGGGCGGCACGAGCACCGTGCTCGCGAAGGACTGGACGATCGCTCGCAACAACATCACCGGTGCGCTCTACTCGGGGATCTCGGTGATCGCCTACTCGATCGACGGGCTGAAGATCACCGATAACACGATCCGCGACTCGGGCCTGTTCCCCGCGGCCGGCGCGGCTGTGATCTCGGTGACGACGAGCGCGAGCGTGGCCGGCACGAACCGGGTGGTCAACAGCACCGTCTCAAGAAACACGGCGATCGACGATCAGGGCGCGTCGAACAGTCCGTGGGGGTACACAAACTCGACGATGGGCGCGCTGGTCAGCACGAACGGCGGGGACGCGAGCAACTACACGATCCTCGATAACAGCTACTACTGCCAGAACACGGCGATCATCACGCCGGTCACGGGCTGGAATGGCAATCCGGGCCCGTTCGTCCGCGCATCGATCGTGAGCACCTTCACGGCGCCGGCCGGCCAGTATGCGCCGGGCTCGACGATCACCGTCGCGCAGATCCGCAACGGCGCCAACGTGACGCGCCCGCTCACCTACATGCAGACTACGGCGGTTCTGGGCAACACGTGGGATCTGCAGCCGGTGGTCGGCACCGGCGCCCCGGTCTGTCCGGGCACGCTCGGCGCCCGGTATCACCGGACCGACACGCCGACGGTCGCCAATCAGCGCGAGTACATATGCACGGTGGCTGGCGGCGCCGGGGCGGCGACATGGGTCGGCATCCTCTGACCGTCAGCGGGATCGGGTGAGGGTCGGAAGTATGGTTGCGACATGCCCCGCGTAGTCAGTCTGACTGATCTTGTGCCGGACCCGCGCTATGACGGGGTGCCGTGGACGCAGGCCGAGGTGCAGGAGGCGACCGCTCCGGATGGGGCATGGCTGACCGTCGATACGCTGGCGCTCGTCACGCTTGACACCGACCCGAGCGCGCCGATGGCGCGGAGCGTGACAACGGCGCAGGCGCAGCTGACGACGGGGTGGTATCGGCTCGTGTTTCTCGACGCCGGCGGGAACGCGTCGGAGCCGTCAGACGTGGTGCGCAGCTCGATCGACTCCGACATGCCGCCGTCGCCGGATGACGTGTGGGATGCGTCGCCGCTGTTGCGTGAGAAGTTCCCGCGGCCGGCCGTCGATCCGGCTGCGACGGGGGATCTGCGCCGGATCACTTATCAGGCGATCGCGCTGGTGCAGTCGGTCACGTGGCGTCTGATCGATCAGACGTTGGGCTGTCCCGCGCCGCCGGATGAGGGGCAGTGCGAGCTCGTGCCGAACGAGCTCGCGCCGGTCGCGTTGCAGGCGATCGCCCGGATGGCTGAGCGGATCAAGGTGACGACGGATCCGGCGTTCGCGGAGCAGATCGCGACGGGCCGGCGGCTGCGGGGCTTCAATGCGGGCCCGTACTCGGAGAGCTATTTCGCGCCGGGCGAGTTCGCGCGCCGCGGCGCCACGCAGGGCCGTCCGCCGATGGACACCGATGATGCGCTGGACTCGGCGCTGTGGGCGCTGGCCACCGAGGATGCCCGCGACTACTTCGTGTGGCGCGCGACGGGTGTCGCTCCGCCGACCGGTGTCGCGACGGCGTTCGATTACCGCCGGCAGTCGCTCGGCTACGGCAGCGGCACGATCGGCTGGCCGGGCGGCTTTGGCCACGGTGGGCCCGACGGATATTGAGCGGATGGGAGGCGATGCGCGACTTCGCAGCAGACGGATCGCCGCGGGTCGCTGCGCCGACTGCGGCCGCGATCCCAAGCCGGGGCGCCGGCGCTGTCAGGAGTGCCTCGATCGATCGGCCGCGAAGAACGCAGCACGCCGGCGCCGTCTCAAGGCCGCGGCGTTCGCGGCCTACGGCGATCAGTGCGCGTGCTGTGGCGAGGCGAACCCGAAGTTCCTGACGATCGATCATGTGAACGGTGGTGGCCACGCGCACCGGCGCCAGATCGGCGGGCCGGGGCTGGTGCTCGAGTGGCTCGCGCGCCACGGGTATCCGGAGGGGTTTCAGCTGTTGTGCTGGAATTGCAACTGCGCTCGGGCCTACAACGGCGGGGTCTGCCCGCATGAGGAGGAGCGCGGCGAGGTCCGGCGGCTCCGGGCCGTCTGATGGCGCTGCCGAGCTACATCCTTGTGCACACGGGCACGCCGCTCGAGTACGACGAGCCGCAGACCGACCCGGCGGAGTGGATCGAGGGCGAGCCGGGCGCTGAGGGCGGCGGAGAGCCGACGCAGGGCGTCCCGTTCCCGTGCGTGCTGTTCCTGCCCGGCGGCGGGGGCGAGCAGGCCAATCAGTACCGCCGGCGGGTGATCGAGCAGCCGACGCTGCTCTACAACATCATCCGGCCTGACGGGTCGACGGTGGTGCTGCGCCGCGAATCGGATCTGCTGGTCACCGCGCCCGAGCTCGCGGCGTGGACGGGCTCTGAGACGGCCAGGTGGTCGCTGGTCGGGGATGCGCAGCCGTTCGGGCCTCCCGGCACGGTGTTCGGGGTGCAGGCGACGCTGCGGATGGTGCAGGACTGATGGGCTACAACGCGGACGGCAAGCTCGAGAATTTCGGTCGGCCCGAGCTGCTGCTCGAGGCGCAGCGCCGGACGGTCGAGCGGGTCGTGGAGATCCTGCACGAGCGCACGAGGGAGCACACGCCGATCGCCAAGCCGCCGCCGAACGTCAACCTCGAGGAGTGGATGAAGTCACGCCACGGCCGGCTGCCGGGCACGCTAAAGGAGTCGTGGAAGGTCGGCGAGCTCGAGGTGCTCGAGAACGGGTCGCTGATGCGGATGGACGTCTACACGAACGATGAGATCGCGCCTTACGTCGAGTATCCGACGATGCCGCACATCATCATGCCGCGCGCCGGCGGGATGCTGCGATTCTGGGATCAGTTCGGGCACACGGTCTACGCGACGATCGTGCATCACACCGGGACAAAGGGCACTTTCATGCTGACGACGGCGCTGGGTGAGATCGCCGCGCTGTGGCAGGAGATCGGCGCCGAGGAGCTCGAGCGGTGGGCGCGCGGACAGGAGGCTCAGGTTCATGCCTAGCGGCTACGGAGATCCCGATGACGTGTTCCGGTCGCTGCGCCGCTATGTGGCGCAGATGCTCGGCTCGCCGCCGTGGACGGTGAGGCTGCAGCGGACCGCGGTGGCTGATGATGCGCGGCCGGTCGCCGTGCTCGAGCCGGGCCTGCTGGCGACACCGTTCGCGCGGCGGGCGGTCAATCAGGGCGACGTGCAGAAGCAGCAGCCGTTCACGGTGGTCTGCTACCCGGTGGTCGGAGCGACCGCGGTCGAGGCGGCAGAGACGGCGCGGGCCACCGCGGGACTGCTTGACGCGGGTTTCTCGCGGGGGCTGGTCACTGACGCTGATCCGCCGGTGCTGATCGGAGCTCCGTGGCGGCTGCCGGTCTACGCTTACGCCGGCGTGCCGCTCGAGGGCGCTGGCCGGCAGGGGCCGGCTGACCCGTACATGCACGCCGCGGTCGATCAGACGTTCACCGTCCGGCCGATTCAGGATGCGATGGACGAGCTGCGGTACACCGTCGTGGCGAACCTCCGGGTCAGCTGGTGGCAGGGTGGGCGGATCCCGCCGACGGCGCCGCTGGCCACCGGCGGGCTCGTTCCTGGCCGCTGGTCCGGGGCGCTGCGAAGCGGCTAGGGGTATCGCCGCGGGATCGCATTTACGATCCCCGACTGATGGCAAACGAGACTTCAGAACCGGCCGGCGGAAAGGCCGCGTCGGTCGACACCGCCAAGTCCGCCGAGACTCGGCCGACCACGCAGCAGACGACGCCGCCGCCGGCAGCGCCATCAGCCGACGAGACGCAGCTCACAAAGGGCCAGTGGCTTGAGCGAGCTCGGGGCATCTTCCGGGTGTCGCCGCACGCGATCGCCGGCGCGCTGCACGACAAGGCCGACGATGAGACGCTCACCGAGGATGACGTCCGGGGCGCCTTGGACGAGTTCTCCGTGAGGGAGGGGCTCTCGTGAGCACCATTTCCAAGCCGACGCTGCCGGGCACCGTCATCCGCTTCACCGGCGCCAGGGCGCCGCGGATCGTTCCGGCTGCTGCTGACACGGTGGCCATCCCGCTCGTCAGCGATTGGGGCCCTGTCGGCACTGATCCCGGCGGCACCGGCGGACTGCAGGGCGGTCCGCAGCTGGTGCAGAGTTTCTCGGAGTTCACCGGCCGCTACGGCGACTCCGACACGCCGGGGCGCACAGCTGTCGCCGGCGCGTTCGCCGGCCAGGGTCTTCCGGGATTCCCCGGCGCCGGCGCGGTGCTTGCCTTCCGAATGGCCGGCGCGAGCGCCGCGAAGGCCACGATCCAGATTCACGCCACGGGCGCCGGCGCGGCCACGCTCGAGCTCGACGGCAAGTACGTCGGCTCGCGCGGCAACCGGTTCTCCTACACGCTGGACGCCGATCCGAGCAATTCCGCGAACGACCGGCTGCGGCTGTACCTCGACAACGTGCTGCAGGAGACATACATCTACACGGCGCCGAACCTTGCCGCGCTGGTCGCGACGATCAACAGCCGGTCGGCGCTGGTCACCGCCAACGCGCTCGTCGCCGATTCGGCGCCGGCGCTGCGGCTGACGCAGAGCACGAACCCGGTTTCGCTGACCGGCGGCGATGACGGGTCCACCGTCGTCTCCTCCGATCATCTCGCCGCGCTGGCCGGCATCGAGTACAAGCAGTTCGGGATCATCTCCCCGTATGACCTGACGAGCGCGCCGATCCTCGCCTCCTACCTCTCGTGGGTGCAGTCGCAGGCGCAGGCGAGTCGGCCGTGCCGGCTGGTGGTCGGCGGTGCCGCCGGCGAGGCTGTCGCCGATGCGATCACTCGCAGCGCCACGCTCAACGATGAGCACGTCGTCAATGTTGGCGGGGGCACGTTCCACGACGATCTGCTCGACAAGGATCTCTCGACGTCGCAGCTCGCGCCGCGTGTGGCCGGGATCCTGGCCGCGAAGAGCGAGGAGCATGCGATCACGTTCGCGAAGCTCGGCGGCTTGCATGCCGTTGTCGGCAACGCCGACGATGAGATCCAGGCGGCGGTCAACGGCGGCGTGACGGTGCTCGCGCCGACGAGCTCGCCCGACGCGGATCTGCGGATCGAGAAGGGCGTCACGACCTACATCGGCGACACCGAATCCAAGCCGCAGGACGTCTACGGCGACCCGCGGCTGATCGGCATCATGGACAACTACGTCCGGGCGATGAAGACGTGGGGCGACGACACCGTGATCGGGGATCTGCCCGTCAACGACGACACGCGCAACCTCGTCCGCGGCAAGGCCCGCTCGCTCGAGGACGATCTCCTCACCCGCGGGCTGATCCTGCCGGGTGACGACATCACGATCCCGAAGCCGTGGGTTGTCTGTGAGGATCCGGGCGACCCGACCCTCGAGGATGCGGTGCCGTACACGTTCGGCTGGCAGTTCGCGAAGACCGCCAACTACATCGTCGGAAATGGAACGGTGCTCTGATGCCGACTTATCCCGGACCGACCGCCAACCTTCCCGGCTACGCACGGCGTTCGGGCAAGGCCGGCACCGTCTGGATCGACGGCCGGATGCGCGGCGAGGTTGTGCAGGTCGACTGGAACGTGAACATCACGCAGATCCCGGTGGTCATCGCCGGCGCGTGGCGGACGGATCAGAAGCCCGGCGGCGAGGAGCGCGTCGGCACGTTCATGATCCAGGACATCGATGATCATTGGGCGCTGCAGGTCTACAACTTTGTGGTCGCTCGACGCAACGGCGATCGCGCCGCGGCCGCGTTCCCGGAGTTCTCGATTCAGACCAAGCTCGACGACATCGGGGCGCCGCAGGCGACGGTGTGGCAGCTCGACGGCTGCACGCTGTTCACCTACGCCGGCGGGCACGATCAGGCGGTGGATCTGCTGACTCGGCAGATCCCGTTCAATTTCCGCCAGGAGCGTCCGCTCAGCGCTTACGAGTACGTCGACGGCGGGATCGCAGTCACGCAGGACTGAGCTCGTGGTCTGTGACTACGAGCAAGCGTGGCTGAAACTGCAGCAGTTCGCGGCCAGCAAGACGCAGCACGGGCGTGAGGGGCTGCTGAAGCGGATGGCTGAGATCGCGGCGGAGTGCCAGGTGCCCGCCGGCGAGCTGAGCCGGCTCTTGAGGTTGTACGGCGTCGAGGTCGAACGGATCTCGGCGGAAACAGACCGGGCCGAGCTCGGCCCTTTCGACGGCGGACTGAGTTCGCCGGCGGATCGCGAGCTCGCCGGACATCATCGACCGGGAGGTCACGATGGGAGTAGGAGCGCCGCAGGGAACGGACGCAGGAGCGTCTGAGAAGGACGATCCGCGGTTCGGCAAGGCTGAGGCTGCCGGACAGGGCGAGAAGGGCCGCACGATGCTCGAGCACGCTGCTCAGGGTGCGGAGCTCAACGCGGAGGAGGAGAAGTCCGCGCTGGATTGGCTGCTGGGTACGCCGGCGCCGATCGTGCACACGATCCCGGTGGAGTTCGAGACGCCGAAGGGGATGGTCAAGTTGACGTTCATCTCCCGGCGGATCGACCCGCGCAAGATCGATCAGATCGAGCTGCGTAACGTGCAGCAGTCGACGGGTCGGATCGATCGGATCACCGCGGATGCGGAGATCATCGCTGAGTCGTGCGACGAGCTGACCGACGCGTCGGGCCGGCGGACGAAGATCAGCAGCGACGAGTTCTGCACGGTACGGATGCGTAACCGTGACACGGATCAGATCGAGCCGGTCAAGCTGGCATCGCCGGCGACGGCGCTCGAGCGGCGGTTCGTGGGGCAGGAGGGTCTGCTCACGCTGGTGTCGGCGGAGATCCGGAGGCTGGGCGGGTATGACCCGCAGCGGCTCGGGACTTCGCAGCGCCGGCTCGTCGAGGCGTCGTTGGGCTGATACAGGCCGGTGGGCACGCGTGGGCTCTCTATTCGCAGTGGCGGTTTCGAGGGCTCGATCCTGCGACGGTGTGGCGGCGGGGCGGAGGGCCACCTCCGCCCGAGCCGTGGCCGTCAAGGGTGGAGGCGTTCCTTACTGCTTGCGCGATGCACGCCGGCCAGCGCGAGCGCGATCTGATGTCGATCGTCGAGGGGTTCAGCGAGGGTCTTTCCGACGCCGCCAAGAGGGCGGGGTGAGCTGTGGCTGACGGGACCGTCCGCGGCGGATTTGAGCTGAGCTCGGAGCAGGCGCTCCGGTCGCTGACTGACATTCGGGATCGTGGCCGAGAGGCGGATGCTGCGCTGGCGTCTCTCGGCCGGCGCATGGATGAGCTCGGGGTGAAGCGCGTCACGCCACGGATCGAGCTGACGGGCTTTGATCGGGTCAACGCGCAGCTGACCGAGATCGAGGCGCGGCTTGACCGGATCGGAGCGAAGAGCTCCACGGCACGCGTGAACATCCGCTCGAGCGGGGCTGACCGGGCGATGGCCGGCGGGATCTTCTCTGACATGACCGGTGGTGGTGGTGGGGGTGGGAGCACGCCGACGGTCGGCCGGACGTTCTCGACACCGGGCGGGATCGGTGGGGCGGTTCCGTGGTGGCTGGCGCCGGCGGTGGGGCTGGGCCCGCAGCTGCTCGGTGGTGCGGGTGCGCTGGTCGGCTCGGCGGGCTCGGCTGTGCTGGGTGCCGGCACGGTGGGCATCGGGGCGATGGGCGCTCTGGGCGCTGGCGGTGCGCTGACCGGCCTGGTGGCCAAGCCGGCGATCCAGAACATCACGCAGATGACGGCGGCGATGGATGCGCAGCAGCAGGTCGTGTTGCGCTACGGGGCGCAGTCGCGCCAGGCGCAGGCGGGGCAGGCGAAGATCAACGCGCTGATCGCCAATCAGCCGTTGCTGGCGCCGGTCGCTCGGCAGGGGCAGCAGCTCGTCAACACGTATGCCGGCGCGATCAGGCCGGCGCAGTCGGCGTTCTATGGCGGCGTGTCGAACCTGGCCTACACGGCGACGCGTGCGGTCCCGCAGGTAGCGCCGATGGCGCGCACGGCGGTCACGGCGACGATGGGCGCCGCGAATCAGTACCTAAGTTTCCTGACCGATCCGGGGCATCACGCCACGCCGGGCATGCCGTCGCCGTTGAGTCAGGTCGGGACGTTGACGCAATCGTTCAGCGCCGAGCTCCCGACGGTCGAGAAGTCGCTGCAGAACATCACCCGGATCTTCCTGAACCTGTCGGTGGCCGCGCAGCCGTTTTTCCATGAGGCGAACGTGTGGGTGCAGCAGTGGACCGCGGGGATGGCGGTGAGCACCGGCAACACGGCGAAGGTGCAGAGCACGATGGGCGGGCTGGTGACGTCCGCGAAGGATTGGGCGCGGTTGACGGGCGACACCGCGGGGCTGCTGAAGGACATCTTCGCGCCGGCGGTCACGCCGGGCAATTCGCTGGTGACGCAGCTGGACGAGTCGATCAAGACGTGGGATCAGTGGATCCGGAATAACCCCGACAAGGTGCGTCAGTTCTTCCGCGACAGCGAGCAGGGGATCTCGCGGATCGCGACGGTCATCGGCAATCTCGTCAAGGACATCTGGCAGATCGTGCAGTCGGTCACGCCGCTGCTCAGCCGCGCCGAGCAGTTCATGCAGTTCGCGTCTGGGTTGGGCGGAGGGAGCCTGCTGAGCGGCGCCGCGCTGCTGTATGGCGGCTATGAGGGTGCGCGGGGGGCGCTGGGTGGGGGTGGACCGTCCGCGGCCGGCCTGGCGGGCACGTTCATCACGGGAGGGCCGGGGTTCCTGCGCGGTGGGGGGGCCCGCGCCGGCGGTGGCATGGTGGTCGGCGCGAGCGCAGCTGAACAGCGGGCGCTGGCCGGCGGCAGCTCTTACCTGATGCCGGGGGCGAGCTCGGCGGGGGCGAACGGGCTGATGCTCGCGGCCGGTGGTGGGATGCTGCTGCGCTCGAGCACGGCGGACCGGCTCGGGATCGGCGCTGCTCGCGGCGAGGTGGCGTTCAATCAGGCTTACGGGGGGGTCGAGGGCGCACGGTATGCGATGCCGGTCAGCTCGGGCGTGGTGCCGATGGCTGAGCGTGGCGGGATCGTCGGGCGGCTGGGCCAGGCGGGCAGTGCGGCTCGCGGTGCGGCTGGTGGTGCGGCGCGGATCCTGCTGCCGCTCGCGGCGATTCAGGGGATCCTGGCCGGCGTGCAGTCGGGCGGCGGGGTGGCGCACTCGATCAACACGGGCGTGTCGACGGCGGCGAGCACGCTGACGCTCGGGGCTGTCTCCCCGCAGACGTTCAGCGGGATCCTGCACGCGGCGTTCGGGACCGATAACGCCGGCGCGAATATCTCGAGCCCGCAGATGCGCGCGATCGCCGCGCAGGCCGGCGCCGTGCGCACGCCGGGGCAGCTGCACGCGCTGCAGGGCCGCATCGAGGTGCCCGGCTCGATCCTTGAGATGTCACCGGCCGATCAGGCGAAGGTCAACGCGTTCATGCAGCACGCACTGTCGGTCGGCGCCGCGAACGCCGGCGGCTACGCGTCGAACACGTGGGAGACGGCGTTTACCCGCGGCATCAGCCGGGGTGTCGGGCCGAATAAGGCCGTCAACACGATGCTCAAGGGGATGGGCTCGCAGATCACGCAGCTCGGGCCGGCGGGCGCTAAGAGCTTCGCCTCCGACATGGCGACGTGGGCGGGGCAGATGTCGGCGGAGGATCCCAAGATGCGCCGGCCGCTCGAGCGGCTGATGGCCGGGATCACGAAGGACATAAACAACCTGCACGACAACGTGCTGGGCAATTTCAAGGATCTCACCGACCGGGTGTTCTACTTCAACGGTCAGATCCTCACCGGCTCGCAGACGACGTGGGGCAAGATCAAGGATTCGATGGTGAACCCGGCGCTGGTGGCGCAGGAGAAGCTGTCGGGGATCTGGGGGACGATTCAGCGCGAGGCGATCGACGCGCTGACTCAGATGGGTTTCTCCCGGTCGCAGGCGCGCCAGATCGTCACGCAGACGGCGCAGGGTGGCCAGGCCGCGGCGAACGCCGGCGCGTCGGTGATGACCCTGCAGGCCACCGGCAAGGCTGTGTCGCCGCTGTCGACGAAGGCGCCGGCGGGGCTGCCCAAGCATGAGCGCGGCGGCATGATCACGGGGACGGGCCTGCTGGATACGGTGCCGGTGCCGGGTGGTATGGCGGCGCCCGGTGAGGCGTACATCGCCAACCGGCACACGATGAACGATCTGACGTCGGCGACGATGGCGAAGTTCGGCAAGACGGCGTGGCAGATGATCCGCGACGAGGGCCGGCCGCACTCAGCGCCGCCGCGCTATTCGCTCGGTGGCGCCATGTCGGGCGGCGGGGCGAGCGTCACCGCGGCGCACCCGGAGCTGCACGCGGGGATCGCCGCCGCGGTGCAGCAGGTGCTCAACCGGTTCCCGCTGTCGATCACCTCGACGACACGCGGCGGTCACGCCGACGGCAGCTACCACTATCTCGGCGAGGCGGCGGACATCGCCGGCGACTCGGCGACGATGCTGCGCGCCGCGTCGTGGATCGGCTCGAGCGGGCTGGCCCGGTCGCTGACCGAGGGGATCCACAACCCGAACCTGTCGGTCAAGTTCGGCAAGGGTGTCCCGTCGAGCTATTGGGGCGCGGCCACGTGGGCGCAGCATCTCAATCACATTCACATGGCGGTCGCCGGCAACAGTCTGGGCGCGGTCGGCGCCGGGCCCGGCGGCGCCGGCGGCGTGGTCCCGTCGTCGATCTCTCTGCGAGCTCCGGGCGTGGGCATGGGCGGCGTCCCCGGCGCGATGGCGCATCAGGCCGGCGTGATGTACGCGGCGGGCATGTCGTCCAGGCTCAACGCGCTGACGGGCTCGTCGGCGATCAGCAGCGCCGGCTTCCACGGCGGCGGCAGCAATCAGGCCAATCAGACGCTCGGCCGGCGGATGATGCTCTCCGCGGGCTGGGGGATGGATCAGTGGCCGGCGCTGCAGGCGCTCTGGACGCAGGAGTCCGGTTGGAACGCCAACGCGCTCAATTCGAGCTCGGGGGCCTACGGGATCCCGCAGGCGCTCGGTCACGGCCACCCGTACAACATGGGCGACGCGCCGGCGCAGATCGCGTGGGGCCTGAACTACATCCGGGGCCGCTACGGCTCACCCGCGGCCGCTGAGGCGCACGAGCGGGCAAACAACTGGTACAGCACCGGCGGGCGCGTCAATTGGGCGGGGTGGAACGCCAAGGGCGGCACGTTCACGACGATGGGCCCGACACTGTTCGGCGCCGGCGAGAAGGGCCGCGAGACAGTCACGATCGGCCACGGCGGCGCGGGTGGCCGGTCGATTCAGATCACAATGAACGGCGTGACGTTCTACGGCGGCGACAAGAATCAGCTCGAGGCGGTCGCGAACGACGTCGCCGGCAAGATCCTCGACGCGATCGACCGGACATCCGGCGCGACTGACGCGAGCCTGGCGGGGGCTGAGGGATGAGCGTCTCGGGCGGAGCGTCGCTGGTGCCGGCCAGCAAGCCGGCGAGCCGGGCCCGGATGACGGGGGAGGGCCTCGTCGCCAGGTTCGCGCCGATCAAGGGTGTGACACCGAAGGGTGCGCTTGACCGCAACATCTATCTGCCGGCGATGCTTGACCCGTTCACCGTCGACGAGACGGCGCTGCATAACGAGTACGACACGCTCTCGGGCGGGCACTTCTCACAGCCGGCGATGGGCGATCAGAACGCGCGGCAGCTGCGGACGGTGACGCCGAGCGCGATCATCGTCGACTTCGATGCGCCGTGGCTGGTGGCCACCGGCCAGGATCCGCAGGAGATTCGCCGGCGGATCTCGGAGATCCTGCGCTTCAAAAAGGCTGTGCATCTGATGGTGTTCTTCAACCCGTCGCGCCATCAGGCGACGTCGGAGCTCGACATGCAGTGCACGTTTCGGGATGTCTCCACCGACGTGCGCAACGGCGAGCTCGAGACGCGGTACGTGACGATCTCGATCAGTGAGTGGCGCGACCCGCGGACGGCTCGGCGCAGCTCGACGTCACGCAAGCACGGGGTCACGCTGCCGACAACGCACGCGCTGAAGGCGACCGACACGCTCTCGTCGCTGAGCTTTGAGTATTACGGCAGCTATGCGTTCTGGCGCGAGATTCGGGATGCGAACGGGATCAGCAAGCGGTTCGGGCAGAAGACGCCGCTGGTCAAGCTGCCGGGGCGTTTCAAGGTGGGCTACAAGATCAAGATCCCGAACGTGCAGGTCGGGCTGGCGCCACGGCCGCAGCTGCTCGGGCTCAACGGCGGGCAGGGCGCCTGATGTCGAGCTCGGGCGGCGCGTCGCTGGTCGCGCCAAAGCGCAAGACGACGGGCCGGGAGCAGCAGCGCTCAACGCCGGTCGCGAAAGCTCGCACGCCGAACCTTTCGCACTTCTATCGCTACAAGCAGCCATCCGTCACGCCGGGCGACTTTCAGTTCATGCTCGATGTGCTGCGGCCTAAGCAGCCGCCGCTGCCGATCGATCGGATGGTCGACACGCTGACGTGGACCGATCAGCAGTCGACGATGGTCGGCAGCCTGACGGCCTACCGGCCCGAGAGTCAGGATCCGCGGACGCTGCCGATCTCCCGCGGCCAGCTCGTCCGCTGCCGCGTGAAGTGGGAGGAGGGCACCTATCAGCTGTGGACGATGCGCAGCACCGCGCCGCAGGTGGAGCTCGAGACGGGCCAGGTGACCTTGACGCTGCAGGACGACATGGCGCTGCTGGACAGCGGCAGCCGCGACTGGTGGTTTCGCAAGACCAAGCACCGGCCGTATGGGTACACGTGCAATGAGGTGGCGGCGATCGTCGGGCGCACGCTCGGGATCAAGATCCGGCTCGCCGCGAAGGGCACGACCCGGTTTGAGCTCAAGCTCAAGGGGGTGACCGGCCTGGCGGTGCTCAAGCATGCCTATCAGAAGGAAAAGGCCAAGAGCGGCCGGGCGTTCATCATCCGGATGCGCAACGGCGAGCTCGAGATCGTCCCGCTGGCGCGCAACCCGATGATCTACCTGATCGGCCCGCAGATCCAGACGGCGGCGCTGGCGCAGAAGACCGGCCAGAAGGTGCCGACGACGGTGCTCACCGGCCACGGGCGGCTCGGCCACGGCCACGGCACCCGCGGGATCTCATACACCGACTATGACCGGTCGGTCGTGAAGCTGCTCGGCTACGTGCACGACACGCACAATTTCGGCCGGGTGAGCTCGCACGCGGAGCTGCGGGGGCTGGTGCAGCGCGAGCTCGCGAAGCGGCTGCGGCTCAACGACACGATCTCGATCACGCATCAGGGGATCCCGTTCATCCTGCGCGGCGACGGGATCGAGCTCGAGCTGCCGGCGGAGGGCTATAAGGGCTCTGACTCGTTCGTGTTCTGCACGCGGGCGGTGCACACCGTCCAGGCGGGCGTCTATCAGACGCAGTGGGATTTCACGGCCACCGACCCGTACATCGGGGCGGGCCTCAAGTCGTTCTCGTCGTCACGCAACCCGAAGACGCGAGCTCGGAAGGCCGCGGCGAAGCGCCGCGCCAAGCGGGTCACGCGTCCCCGGCCGAAATTGAAGGGGCGCAGCCATCCCTGAAATCGTTGATCTGATCCCCGCGACTCCGGGGGCGACACCGCCGACGTCGACGCCGGCGGGCGGGCAGGAGCTCGAGATCCTCGCCGGCCGGCGCGTGTTCTCCACCGCGCAGGCGCTATTCGCCGGCGGGCCGTTGGCCGACCCGCAGCGGCTCGCTGTCGGCTGGCATGACTCGAGCGTGAACCCGGAGTCCGGCAGCTTCGCGCTGGTGCAGACGGGCGCCGGGCTTGACGATCTGATCGGCGAGATCATCCGCGTGCAGTTCTACACGCGGGAGGTGTTCGCCTACGTGCTGGACTCCGCCGACGTGCCGGCGCAGGTGTCGATCACCCGCCGGCTGTTCCTGGCGCTGAACCGGCTGACGATCGTGTCCCTGCAGGCGAATGTGGCGCCGGTCGGATGAGAACCCGCGAGCCTCGCAACGGGCAGGTGTTCGATCAGCTCGCGATGCGGCTGCGCGCGCTGGTCCGTGAGGTGCACGCGAACGAGCTCTCGGGCGTCGACCGCTTCACGGTGATGACGATCTCTCCGTTCGTGATCGGCGAGGTGCAGGGCGAGCTCACGCTCGAGGACGGAGATCCTGACTTCACGTTGGGGGAGACTCTGCGGGCGCGGGTGACGGCCGGCCAGGTGGCCGTCGGCGATCTCGTGTGGGTGGGCCGTAACGATGGGGAATGGCATGCGTTTGACGTGGTGAGCCGATGAGCTTCAACGATTTCACTTTGGTTCCGGCCGACGATCCGCAGTCCACGCCGGCGGAGGATCTCGCCGCGGCCGCAGCCGGCGCGCTGGCGATCACCGACGTGGTGACGCCGGCGACACCGGATCCGCCGCAGCCGCTCGGGCAGACGTGGCAGTTTGATTGGCAGGCGGGGCAGTTCGTGCGCACCGGACAGTCCGCGACGCCGGTCACTGATCTCGACGCGGTAGCGGAGTGGTGCCAGGCGGCGATGCACTCCGCCCGCTACGCACACCCGATCTTCTCGGACGTGTTCGGGATGGAGGAGCCCGACGGGATCATCGGCGAGCTCGCCGAGGGCGAGGCGATCTCCGATTGGCAGCGCAGCATCGTCGAGGCGCTGCTCGTCCACGATCGGATCACGAGCGTGGAGAACATCTCCCTCGATTGGGATCCCACGACGGGCATCTTGACCGTGCTCAGCATGGACGTGATCACCGATGAGGATCAGTCAGTGACCGTCTCTAACGTCACACTTCAGGCAGGAGGAGCATGAGCACGAGCGCGCCCGCATCCGCGATAGACCCGACGATCGATTTCGTCGGCCTGTTCGCGGATCAAACCGAGGACGTGATCCTCAACCGGTGGATCGATTGGGCGAACGAGGGCCTCGATCCCGTCGCCGACGCCGATCAGTGGGTGGACACGCGGGAGGGCGGGCACTGGTACATGGCGGTGATGCCGGCCGTCCGCGAGTGCGCTCGGCTGTATGACCTGGCCGGCACCGAGGTGCCGATGTCGGCGTTCATTCTCTGGGCGTGGGGCACCTATCTCGACGATCTCGCCGCGGCCTACAACATCGACCGGCTCGAGGCGACGCGCTCGCTGGGCACCGAGACGTTCGCCGGGCCCGCCGGCACCGAGATCACGCTCGGCACGACCGTGGCCACCGTCCCGATCGGGCCTGACGATGTGACACCGACCTATGAGGTCACGCAGGCCGGTGTCATCCCTGACGCCGGCACGGGCACCGGCTCGCTTGACCTTTCGATCCAGGCCACCGAGCCCGGCGCCGCCGGCGACGTCGCCGCGGGTGCGATCACTGCACCGAGCACGCCGCTGCCGGTCGGTGTCACGGTGACCAACGCGGCCGCTACCGGCGGCGGCACCGATCCCGAGAGCGACGAGTCGCTGCGGATCCGGGTGCTGCAGGCGATCGTCGGCCAGGGCGGGGCGAACGTCGCCGCCTATATCAAGTGGGCGAGCGCATGGCCGGGCGTCGGCAACGTCAAGGTGGTGCCGACACCGACCGGCCCGAATAGCGTGCTGGTGCTCATCACCGACCCGAACGGGCAGCCGCTACCGACGCCGGTGGTCACCGGGCTGCAGCAGGCGATCGACCCGGTTCCCGGCAAGGGCTCAGGGCTGGCGCCCGTCGGCGCGCAGGCCAGCGTCGAGACGAGCGTCCCGCTCGGGATCGCTGTGACCGTCGCCTCGATCGTCTATGAGACGGGCTACTCCGCCGACGGGACGGGCGGCACGGTCGCGGTGCAGCCTGACATCGCCGCGGCGATCTCCGCCTACCTGCTGACGGTGCTGCCCGGCGATGAGACGGTGCTCGCTCGTGTGGCCGGCATCATCGCCACGTGGCCGGGCATCCATGACGCCGGCGGCGTGCAGCTCAACGGGGCCGCGGCGAACGTCGCTGTGTCGCTGTCGCCGCCGCAGGCGCCCTATCTCGCGTCACTGGCGCTCTGATGCCCGATCCGGCCGTATTGACCGAGCTCGGGCAGGCGATGCTCGCGCAGCTCCCGCCGCCGCTGCGGGGCAGCTATGAGTACATGGCGGTCGCGAACGCCGTCTCCAAAGAGGTCGCGCTCGTCGAGGCGGCAGTCGAGATCGTCCGCTCACAGTTCAATCCGGGCACCGCGGACGTGCTGCTGGACGCGTGGGAGTTTCAGCTCCGGCTGCCGGTCGGAGGGTCGGGCGCCGACATTCCGACGCGCCGGCAACGGATCTTCGCGCGGCTGCGCAAGGCGCTCGGCGGCGGCGAGGGCTTTGAGTGGGAGCAGACGATCACCGAGATCGTCGGGCCGGGCTGGTCATACCTCGAGCATGACCCGGCGGACCCGAGCTCGCCGGCGGACGGCATCATTCAGATCACCGTCCCGTTCCCGTCGGGCTCATCGAGCTTCCTTGACGCGCAGACGCAGATCCGTGACATCACCGATGCGCACCTCGAGATCGAGTTCGTCTCGACGGCCACGTTCGAGCTCGACGTCTCACAGCTCGACGAAAACGAGTTCGGCGCCTAAGCCGCGCGGGGTATCAGCGCCGAGCGGCGCTTAGGCTGTGGCGATGCTGCAGATGGAGACGTTTATCCGCGACGACGTGTTCCCGTCGTGGTTCGCGAATGCGCTCACGAAGGTGCTCTCGGTGCTCAGCTCGCAGTTTCAGCTGGTGCAGACCGACGCGACGCACGTGCAGGTCGCGGCCGGCGCGAACGACTCCGCGGCGATCCTGTCGATCAAGGGGCTGTGGCGCTGGATCGAGGCGCCGATCACGATCGCGCATCCCGGCGGTGCCGCCGGCACATATCCGATCTTCGCGACGGCGAAAAACAACAACATCACGGCGTCGCCGGCGCCGTTCAGCGACGACACCGATTACACGTTCGGCCTGTCGATCCTCGCGCCCGGCGCTCTGCCGACGATCGTCGCCGGCGTGGTCGACGTCTACCGGCAGGTCGGCAATGCGGTCTGGGATGGCACGAAGATCACCCGCCTTGATCAGCTCGCGCCCGTCACGCCGCTGCACGCTGGCCGGCATGCCGCCGGGGGCCCGGACGCGCTGACGCCGGCGATGATCGGGGCGATCCCCGTCGCTGACTCCACGAGCGCGCAGCCGGGCGATCTGATCGTCAGCGCCGCGCCGACACGCGTCGGGTGTGTCCTGGCTGACGGCACGGCCTATCTGCGGGCCGACCCGCGCTACGCGGCACTGTTCGCCGCGATCGGCACCCGGCACGGCGCCGGCGACGGCTCAACGACCTTCAACGTGCCGGACTACCGCGACACGACGATCATCGGCGCGAGCGTCACCCGGCCGCTCGGCACCCGCGGCGGTGAGAACACGCACGTGCTGAGCGTCGCAGAGCTCCCGGTCCACGGCCACGGCGTCACCGATCCCACGCACGCGCATGGGATCAACGATCCGGGCCACGGCCACGGCGTCAGCGATCCCGGCCATTCGCACGGGATGAACGGTCCGCCGACGAATCCCGGTAACGCCGGCTGGTCAGCGACACCGTTCATGCCGCAGTCCGGTGCGGGCCAGGCGATGACGAACACGAACAACAACTACGGGGGCGGCGCTGAGTACGGAACAGCCGGATCCGGGACGGGCATCGGCATCTTTGGCGCCGGCACCGGGATCTCGATCCGCGGTGCCGCGACGGGCGTCACCGTCCAGAACGCGGGCTCGGGCACGGCGCACAACAACATGCAGCAGTTCGCGGCCGCGAACGTGTTTGTGAAGCTCTGATAACTGAGTGATGGCTTCCGTCTCGGGCGTGCGCCAGACTGCGGAGCCATGAGAACAGTCTTTCCCGCGCACGGCTGGCTTCCCGCCGCTCACCATTTCGAGCTGAAGTGGGACGATGAGGGTCGCGACTTCGCGACCAATTGGGACGGCATCGTGCAGGCGCCCGGCAACGGCGAGGTGGTGCGCATCCTCGAGGACGTGCCATTCCCCAACGGGTTCGGGCCGCACTATCCCGTCGTCCGGATCGACTCGGGCCCGTGGGCCGGCCACGAGTATTACTTGGGGCACACAACCGCGCTGGTCAGCGCCGGCGAGCATTTCAGTTTCGGGCATCCGCTGTCGCTGGCCAATCAGGGCCACAATTGGGCCGGCACCGTCGGCGGCTGGGTGGAGCTCGGCGAGGCGTTCGGTGGGCTGCCGGGCCCGAAGGCGACGCATCACTGGTTTGACAGGCTGATCTCGACGCCGCTGGTGATCGAGACGGCCGACAGTGCGCTCGTCTACGGGGACCGCGGCTCGCGGGTGCTGATGATGACCACGCGGCTGCACACGTGCGGCTATCTCCCGCGCCGCTACTGGACTTTCAACCGGCAGGTGCACGGCGCGCTGGTCCGTTTCAAGCGCAAGCACAACCTGCCGGTCACTCACGGGATCTGCGACGGTCGCACCGAGGTGGTGCTCGCACACTCCGCCGAGGTGTGCCGGCGCACCCATAAGCGGGAGGTGTAGACGATGAGCGTCACCGAGCAGACCGAGCTCACAGCCGCCGAGCTCCCCACCGATGAGGCGGAGCTGAGCAGCGTCGCACCGGACGGCGCGCCGGCGGACGAGACGCAGGCGACAGCGCAGCTGCCGCTCGAGAGCACACGCCGGCCTGATCTCGAGGACGGGCTGACCGAGGCTGACCGGTGGCGGATCGAGCCCGAGCTCGCCGAGCTGACCGCGGCCGCGGCCGTCCAGCACATTTCGGTTGACGGGCTGCATCTGATCGAGGGCTTTGAGGGCTACTCCGGGGTTCAGTACCGCGACGCGGTGGGCGTCCCGACGATCGGCTACGGCACGACGAGCTCGGTGATCTGGCCGCTGCCGCGGACCTGCAACCGCGGGCAGGCTGAGGGCTGGCTGCGGCTGTACGTCGCCAAGTTCTGCGAGCCGGCGGTCCGAGGGCTGCGGATCCCGCTCAATCAACACGAGTTCGATGCGCTGTGCTCGTTCGTCTACAACCTTGGGCCCGGCTCGATGAGCTCGGGGTGGACGATCGGCCGGCTGCTACGCGCCCGCAACTACCGCGGCGCCGCGGACGCGATGCTGATGTACGACGTCGCCGGCGGGGCGGTGCTCGCCGGGCTGCGCACGCGCCGGCGCACGGAGCGCTCCCGCTTCCTGACGCCGATGCCACCCGTCGCGGATCCGCATCACCTCGAGCGGTTCCCCAATCAGGTGTTCGTGATCAACGGCCACCGGATCAATGAGCGCGGGGCGGTCAGCGAGTTCTATCGGCTGCTGGCGCACCGGGCGCAGAGTGAGAATCAGCTCAAGCAGCTGCAGGGCCAGCTGGTGCTGCTGCGCAAGCGCGTCTGGGCCGTCTCACACTTCGAGCATCCGCCGAGCTGGGGCGCGGACTGGCGCGGCTTTAGGTGGCAGGCGCTCAATCACCTCACCTCGATTCACCTCTGACCGAAAGGAACCTCGTGACGCTGATCTTCGATCTTCGATGGCTGCTCCGGGTCATCATGGCCGGCGCGCTGCTCGGCCTGTTCTGCCTCTTCTTTGCTCCCGTTCCCGCCGGCGCGTCGGTCGCGAAGTCCGCTCCGACGCTGGTGCTGCCGTGGCAGCAGATATGGCCGCTGATCATCGGCGCGATCGTCCCGCTGTTCACCTACGTGCTCAATCATGTCGGCCCGTGGCTGTCTGAGCCGATCAAGGCGGCGGTGCTGGTGCTCGCCGCGGCGATCGCCACGGCGCTCTACACGGCGCTGGCCACGAACGTGATCGGCTTCAACGATGCGACCCTGCAGCTCGTGATGACTGGCGTGATCGCTGCGCTGGCGTCGCATCATCTGCTGTGGAAGCCGTCGGGTATCGCGCTCACGCTGGGCGCCGGCACGAACCGTCAGCAGGTGGTCCGGGCGAGCTCAGCGAAGCCGACGCCGGTCGCGGCCACGCCGCCGGCGGCTGGCACACCGGTGGGGCCGGACGCGCCGCAGGCTTAGCTGCCGGTTGGGCCGTATTCTGTAGTGGCGTTCGCGTGCTCGGGGTGCGCGGTGCTTGAGAGCGGGTCCGGTTCCTAGGGTGGCCGGGCCCGCTTTCGTATCTGATCAGTCGGTTATCATCGCCGGATACCCCGAGCTAGGAGGATCGATGTCGACTGATGTTGTTGTGCGCCGCACGTTGGACTTGACGCGGGCGCCGGACGAGCAGTGGAACGCGGAGATGGTCGAGCTCGTCGCGCGCAACGTGTTTCGCGGCAAAGAGATCACGCTGCCGCAGCTTCACTACTGCCTGGCGGTCGCCGATGGCATCGGGCTGAACCCGCTGATTCAGGAGATTTACTTCCTGCCGGGCAAGTCCAAGGATGCCGGGGGTCCGGCGTGGACGCCGTACATCGGGCGCAACGGGCTGGTCGCGAAGGCGACCGAGCACGGCTACTACTACGAAGCCGAGACGGTCCGCGAGAACGACAAGTTTCGGATGAACCGCCGGCGTGACGGGACCGTCGAGGTGACGCACAGCTACGGGTCGGCTGACCGCGGCAAGATCGTCGGGGCCTACGCGTTCCTGCACGACGTCGACGCCAAGCGCCGGCCGGCATTCTTCTATGCCCGGTGGGATGAGTACGCGCCCGTGTTCGATCAGGATTGGAAGTTCGAGAAGTCGCCGTGGGGCAATCAGGAGTCGGCGATGATGGAGAAGTGCGCGATGATCGGCGCGGGCCGTAAGCGGCTGAATCTCGGCCACGTGCTCTCTGATGGGGAGATCCCGCGGGTGCAGCAGATGCAGGAGATGGGGCCGGCGTCGCTGCCGTCCGCCGGCGAGGGCGCGCAGCCGTTCGATTTCGCCGAGCTCGCCGCCGACGCGAAGCTGCGGGAACGGCTGGCGCTGGCCAGCGCCGCGGCGAAGTGGTCACCGGCGAAGTGCGAGCTGGTGATGGCCGGCCGCTCCACGGAGGAGCTCGAGGCGATCGCCGACCGGCTCGAGGCGGAGGTGGACGCTGCGCGGGCGTCTGAGCCGGCGGAGGAGGTGGTGGACGGTGAGCATGCGCCGGGCCCGGAGAGCCCGCCAGCGGCCGCGAGCGAGGCGGAGAGCGTGCAGGACGCGGTAGTGGTCGACGCCGACCGCGTGGCCGGGCTCGAGAAGCGCAAGGCCACGATCGAGGACGCTCTGAACGAACCGGTGCTCGAGGAGCGCGAGGCGAGCGAGCTCGTCGCCGAGCTCGAGCAGGTCGAGTCTGAGCTCGAGGCGGTCCGCAACCCGGATCAGGGCTCGCTGCTGTGAGGGCGCCCGAGCAGCCGGTCAGCTTTGAGAAGGTGCTCGAGCTGTGGCCGACGGTCCGGCAGTCGCTCGCGTCGAACTATGACGACTGTCCGCTGAGCGCATGGTTCGCGATGCGCTACGCGAACGGGTGGTCAACGACGCCGCAGGCGCGCGGGACAATCTTTCACCGCACCGCGGCGGAGATCCTGCGCACGATGCAGGCGCAGGAGGTGACCACGATCCCGCGCAAGGAAGCGCTCGCGATTCTGCTCGAGGTCTGCCATCAGCGCAACGTGCCGGCGGAGGACATCGTGCGGGTGCCGATGCGTCAGATGCCCGAGCTGCGGATGTCGGTGGACAAGTTCGCGAAGGACAACACGTTCTCGACGGGTCGGATCGTCGACATCGAACGCAAGCTCGAGGCGGAGATCGCCTATGCGGACGACAACGGGGAGGTGCGCCGGCGGACGATCACCGGCACGCTGGACGCGTTGCTGTTCGATCCGCCGGACGGGGCGGTCGTGATCGATTGGAAGGACACGTTTGGGCTGCCACCCGAGCCGAAGGACACCGAGCCGAAGGGCTATGACGATGAGGAGCTCAAGGGGCTGAGTTATCACGGCTATTTCCAGCAGCGCTGGTATGGCTATCTCGTGATGCGCAACTACCGCAATATCAACCGGGTGACGCTCCGGGAGTTCTACCCGCGCAAGACGAAGGTCCGCAAGGCGACGATCCATCGGCATCAGATGGAGGACGTCGAGCAGGAGATCGCCGCGGTGGTGCACGCGCTCGATCGAGCTCTCGCGCAGGGCCGGCCGAACCTCAAGCCTGACGCTGACGGCTACGTCGACATGGACGCGCTGCAGTGGTGGAAGCCGCAGCCGGGCAAGCACTGCGGGTTCTGTAACAAGCCGACGGCCTGCCCGATCGAGGAGGAGGTGCGGGTGGCCAACGGGGGCGCTGTCTCAGAGCAGACGGCGCCGATGTGGGCGGCTCGCATGCAGGTCGCCAAGCGGATCGAGAAGATGGCGCGGGAGGGGCTGAAGGGGCTGATCGATGCGGGAGCTCCACCGGTGCCGGTGCGGTGGGCGAAGGGCCGGCAGGTGATCGGCTGGTACACGATCAAGGGCGGGGGCCGGCGGTTCGGTTTCTTCACGCCGGATGACTCAGATCGTGGTGGCCACGCTGATCTCGACGCGCAGCTGATGGAGGCGATGCGCGAGTCGACGGCCAGGGCGAAGGCTGAGCGGGGCGTCAAGCCGCGCAAGCACGCTCGAGCGCCGGCGTGAGTATCGAGGAGGAGATGGCCCGCGCCGCTCGCGAGCTCGAGGAGCGGGTGGCGACCGTGCACGAGCGGGTGGCGTGCCCTAAGTGCGGGGCGCCGAAGGGCAAGCGGTGCCGCTCGATGCCGCGGGGCTACCGGCCGCTGGACGCCGGCCAGCGCGGGGCTCGTGAGCTCAAGACGTCGCATAGGTGGCGGCTGACCGCCGACGGCACCTACCTGCGATGAAGCGGGGAAAGCCGCTGAAGCGCGGCAAGGGGCTCGAGCGCAAGTCGGGGCTGAAGGCCGACGCTGAGAAGGTGCGGGAGTTTCTGAACCGTGGCCGGCGCGAGCTCGAGCGCTCACCGATGCCCCGGAAACGCAAGCAGCGGCCGGTGGAGGGCCCGCTGTCGCCGGCGGAGTGGCGGGTACAGGTGTTCGAGGCGTCCGGCGGCGAGTGCATCATCACCGGTTCCCGAGCACGTGATGCTGACGATCCCGACTTTCATGCCCACCATTGTCTCCCGAAGCGTGAGCTTCGCGCTCGGGGGCTTTATGGGCGTGTCTGGGATCCCCGCAACGGCGTTCTCCTACGAACAGACGTTCACGAGCGACATGAGCACGGAGCGCGACGGGTGCGAGTGCCGCACACGGCGTTGCCGGCGTCGGTCTGGGAGTTCTGTCGGGAGCTCGACGAGCTGGCGGGGACGCGGTGGGCGTCGGATTTCGTGCTGAGGGAGCACCCGGTCCGTGGGGAACGCGGGCACTCTCAGTAGGAGGACTGATGGCAGACGAGAACGGCATTACCCCGAAGGCGAAGGACGGCGAGCCGGATGCTGCGCAGGTCGAGGCTGATCAGCTGGCGATGGCTCGAGCTCGCCGAGCTCAGGAGAGCGACGAGGAGGCCGCGGCCGCGATGGGCGGCAAGCGTGGCCAGGCGATCGATGATCAGGAGCCGGTGGGCGAGGAGGACGACGGGCAGCTGTTCGTGTGGGAGCAGGGCCGCAAGGTCACGCTCGGCACGCTGATCTCCCGCGGGATCCCGGTCGAGCATGCGTTCGTGTTCGGCGGCAAGCGGCTCAAGGGCGCCGGCGCGCTGGTCGGGTTCGATGACGACGTGCTGGTCATCACTCGCGGCCGGGTCGGCAAGACGTCGATCGTCCCGACGCGCGACGACGACGAGAAGGTCACGAAGGTGGTGGTCGAGACGCATATCGCGGCGAAGGTCATCGCGCCGGCGGACAGCGAGCAGGGGATGGACATGCTCGCGGCCGTGTTCGATAAGCGTGGGATCAAGGCTGCTTAGGGCGTAACGTGAGCGGGCCCGGCTGGGAAAGCCGGGCCCGCTGGACTCTCTGAGGAGGAGAGACGCCGTGTGAGCGGCGTGTAGGTCAATTCCCCGATGACGAATGAGAGGACTGACGTGGGAAACAGTACAGAGGTGGACCGACAGAAGCCGGCGTTTCCGCTTTCGATGAACGCTGGCGGCAGTATCGACAATCTCGTGATGGATCGGATGTCGCTCGCGTGGGGCGCGCGTGTGTCGCCGGCGCACAAGCTGATGCTGCTGCTGGTTGCGGGCTCGGGCGACGTCGGGCAGGAGGTCGCGGCGCAGTTCGTGGGCGTGACGCCGGCGCGCGCCGCCGAGATGCTCTGTGATCTCCGGAATTGGGGGTTCGTTCGATGAGCATCGAAGCGCTGACGTGGGCTCTCACGACGCCGCTGGGCGGCAATCCGAAGGTGATCCTGATGGGGCTGGCCAATCATGCTCACCCGGACGGCACTGAGACATATCCGACCCTCGAGACGCTCTCGGTCTATGCGTGTTGTGACCGGTCGACTGTCCGCCGGAATCTGCGCCGGCTCGTCGCTGACGGCTGGGCGGTCGAGGATGGGCTCGGCCCGAAAGGGCAGACGAAATACCGGCTGCCGGTCGGGCGCACGGTCGCTGAGAGCGGGGGTGGCGATTTGCAACCCCCCGAGCCGAGCGGGGGTGGCACTTTGCAACCCGAGGGGGGCTCAAATGCCACGGGGGGGGGTGGCACAGCTATGCCACCCGAACCGTCCTTTAACCGTCCAACGACTAAGGATCATCATCAGGGAGACGCGGAGGGCATCGATGCTGAGATGCTGCGCGACGTCGAGGGGCTGCTGAAGGCCAAGACGAAGGTCGCCGGCAGGGTGGTGACCGAGGCTGAGATGCGGGTGGCGGCGGCGGCGTTGAGCGAGTACAACCGGCAGGCTGGCAGTGACTTTGGGCTGGGCGCGAACCTGACGGGGATCGTCGGCCGGATCCGGGAGCGTCCGTCGTGGGATGCGGCGAAGCATCGGCGGCTGGTGCGCTCGGCGTGGCGGATCCGGTGGTGGGAGAAGCGCAACGGGGGAGCTCGCCGGCCGACGCCGCAGGTGATCTACGGCAACGCGAGGGTGTTTGAGCAGGTGGCGCAGGATGCGGCGGACGAGCTCGCTGGCCGGCCGGTGGATCTGTCGTCGCTGAACGGGAACGGTGGCCGGCTGAAGAGCGCGACGTTCAGTGGTGGCCGGGCGTGGGATGAGCTGACGCCGAATGAGCAGGCGGTCGCGAAAGAGAACGCATCGATGGGGATCTTCCCGGAGGACCGTGAGGCGGCGAGCTCGCCGGCGCAGACTGAGGCGTGGAACGGCGGCGAGGCGTTGACGGCGGAGAACTTCTAGATGGTTCTGTCCGATAGCCCGCTTATCTTCCGGCGGCATGAGCGCTACCGCGGAAACGGGCGTGTCTGGCCACGAGCAGGGCGACGCGTTCGCCCGGCTGAAGGCTCGTCTGCAGGAGCGCGGATTCGAGCCCGCGGCGCCCGAGCCGGCGCCCGAGCCGTACATGCGGCACTTCGATTTCGACCGGGAGCGCGACGCGGACGGCCGGCCGCGGTATCTGCGTCCGACCGACTGCGAGGGCCAGCTGTGCATCGTCGATCGCGACGGGCCGGTGTGGCTGCTTCGCTGCGACTCGTGCGGGTGGGAGGCGGGGATTCCGCTCAAGCGCGTCGACCCGGCCGCGGCGCTCGAGCGTCAGCTGCAGCGGTGCGGGATCCCGGACAAGTTCCGCGGCGAGCGGTTCGACACGCAGGACACGTCGCAGCAGGAGGCCGTGAAGCCGTGCCGGGCATGGCTGCGCGACTTCAACGCGGCTGATCTCGTCGCGTCGATCCCGACGCCGGCGCTGCACGGTCCGCCTGGCCGCGGCAAGACGCATCTGCTCTCGATGCTGATCGAGGTGCTGATCAAGCGCCACAAGATCGACGCGCTGTATCGCTCGAGCTCGCAGCTGTTCGATGAGCTGCAGGCCGGCATGGACACCGACGCGTATGAGGTGCGGTGGCAGCGGGTGCTCGAGGTGCCGGTGCTCGCGCTGGATGATCTCGGCGCCGGCCGGATGACGGACTGGCGCCGCGATCGCCTGTTCGCGCTGGTCGATCACCGGATGAACCGGGGGCTGCCGCTGCTGATCGCGACCAATCACGCGCCGGACGTGTGGGCGGAGGTGTTCGGCGATCGCGCCGCGTCGCGGATGCGCGGGCTCGTCGTCCCGTTCTTGCTGCAGGGCCCGGACCGGCGAGCTCAGACAACGATCCCGTTCTGATGGCGGCTGTCGACAAGCTCGCCAAGCAGGCCCGGACGCAGGAGCCGTGTCACTGCGGCCACGCTCGCGGCTGGCACAAGAAATACGGTGAGTGCACGTTTCCGGGCTGTGACTGCCGGACCTACAGCTGGTCGTTCTCGAGCGGCCGTCGGGGGGCGCCCTATGCCGACGGGCACGCAGCTACAGGCTAGGGTCGCGACGATCACGCCGGCGGCGGCGGTGAAGCTGCTCGAGCGCAACAAACACAACCGCGGGCGGGTGCGAGGCAGGATCGCTCAGTACGCGGTGGATCTCCTCAATGGGGACTGGCAGGTCAACGGTGAGGCGATCAAGATCGATCTCAACGGTCAGATCCTTGACGGGCAGCATCGGCTGCTGGCGATCATCGAGGCGGACACGCCAATGCGGACGGTGCTGATCACCGGCTTGGATCCGCGGTCGCAGGAGACGATGGATCAGGGCCGCTCGCGCTCGATCGGGGATGTGCTCAAGCTCCGCGGCGAGCCCGATCAGAACAATCTCGCCGCGGCTGCGCGGATCGTCTGCATCTATGAGCGCGATCAGCGGACGTTCACGGCCGGCCTGGCGCCACCGACGATCGGACAGATCCTCCGGACGCTCGATCGCCATCCCGGCCTGCGAGACAGCTGCAAGCTCGCGGCCAGGCTGAGCGCTAAGCGCGTCGGGTCGGTGCCGCAGCCGGTGCTGATCACCCGGAGCCTGATGGCCGGCCTGCACTACCTGTTCTCGGTCGTGGATCTCGCGGAGGCGGACGCGTTCATGCGCCAGCTGGCCAGAGGCGAGGGCGTCGACGCGCCGGCGCAGCTGGCGACGCTGTGGCGCTCCGAGCTCGCCGCGGGTCACAGTCAGCACGCGCGAGTCAAGGCGGTGCTGACGATCGTGGCGTGGAATGCCTACTTGCGCGAGGAGATGTTCACGCCGCGGGTGCCGGCGGAGTTTCCCGCGATCGCCGGGCTGGACGTTACGGTTCTGCGTGCCGGCCGCGGCGGTGAATCCTCCCAAGATGCGCCGCGGCCGGCGGATCAGTCTTCGCCGTGGCGCCGGCCGTCCCTGCCGGCGAGAAGCGAATCGCAGGACGAGGCGGCGCGGGCGATGCTCGAGGCGGCGTCGTGAAGCAGATCCCGCTGCGAGCTCGCGACGGAAGCGTCCGCGACTACGCGCTCGTCGACGATGACGTGTTCGAGGAGCTCGGCTCGCTGCGGTGGTCGCTTCACTCGCAGGGCTACGCGTACCGTCAGGCGCCCGGCCTGCCGCGGCGTAACGTGCTGCTGCACCGGGCGGTGATGGGGCTTGAGTACGGCGATCGCCGCGAGATCGATCACGAGAACCGGATCAAGCTGGACTGTCGCCGGGAGAACCTCCGAATCACCGACCGGCACGGCAACGCGCAGAACGTCGGCTCGCATCGCGGCGCCCGCTCACGCTTCCGGGGTGTGGCGTGGCAGAAGAGCCGCGGCCGGTGGCGGGTGATCGTGGCCGAGAAGTGGGTGGGCCTGTTCGATGACGAGCTCGAGGCGGCGATCGCCGCGGAGGCTCGCCGGCGTGAGACGATGCCGTTCGCGCAGCCGGATCCCGAGCTCGTCAAGGCACTGGCCGAGCTCGAGGCGGCGGCGTGAGCGAGACGTGGCCACCGGAGCACGCGCAGCCGCTCGTCAGCTTCGAGGTCGCCGGCGACCCGAAGGGCGCCGGATCGAAGGACGCGATCCCGCTGGGCCGGTGGACGGCTGAGGGTGGCCAGCGGCGGTTCATCCCGTACACGAGAGACAGCGGGATCCCGATCGTCAACGTGGTGGACAGCAGCGGCAAGGCCGGCACCGCATGGCGGGAGGAGATCCGCTCGGCGTGCGCGCAGGCGCTCGACGTCGCGCACGAGCTCGTCGACGGGCCGATCGCGGTGCGGGTCATCTTCTACGGCGAGAGCCCGAAGAAACGCTACGGGACGGGCCGCAACGCGGACACGCTGAAGCCGAACGCTGACCGGCTGCCGCATCAGTCCGATCTGCCGGACGGGACGAAGCTGGCCAGGGCGCTCGAGGATGCGCTCAACGGGCTGCTGTGGGTGGATGACCGGCGCGTCTGCGAGCTGTGGTGGTCACGCAAGTTCGGGCGCGGGCCCGGCGCTCGCGTCGACGTGTACGGCCTGCCGGCACGGTTCTCGGATGTTCCCGGCGAGCTCGACGCAGTGACAGCACCCGATCAGCTTGTTATCATCCCCGGAAATGACGGCACGGAAGACCAAGATCCCGAACCTCTCCTCGAGCGAGCTGGCTGAGCAGCTGAAGCGCGAGACGCTCGTGGGCGTCACCGCAGCGTCGAAGCTGCTGGACATAAAGCCGCCGAATTTCAAGCGCGACGCGGTGCCGCGGCTGACGCGCATCCCGGTCGCCGGCTCAGCGGACGTGTATTTCCGCAGCGAGGTCGAGGCGTTGGCGGTCGAGCTCAACGCGGCGCGTGAGGCGCGCAACGGGCACGAGACGCCGGCGCCGGCGCCGCGGCCAACCGCGGCCAGAGCTCGCCGGCAGCCGGGCCCGGACGTGACGAACATCCGTTCGAGCAAGCAGTCGCGCGGGCACGTCAAGCCGATCCCGAAGGCCGGCGCGCGTGGCTGAGGACTCCGGGCTGCCGGCGCACATGATTGAGCAGGGCACGCTCACCTATGAGGAGATCCGCGCGGCGGCGCACCCGTCGGTGGCGCACGTGCTGCAGTATTTCGATCACGCGCATCTTCCACCCGAGCTCGCTGCGATCAGCAAGCCGTTCGGGGATCTCGCGCACACGCTGGCCGCATCGTCGCTTGACGGGCCCGAGCTCACAGCTGGGCTGCGCAAGCTGCTCGAGAGCAAAGACTGCATCGTCCGCGCCGCGCTGCGACCGTAGCTCGCCCCGCCGGGGCGTGGTGTAGTGGTCGCATGCGTGCCTTGGGAGCACGTGGACCCGGTTCAATTCCGGGCGCCCCGACTTCCGTCTGATCACTCTGTTATCTTTGTACGCGTTACCCCGAGAACGCTCACGAGGAGGGCGAGATGGCTAGTGCAACAAAGAAGGCTTCGAGCCTCACGACGCTGAAGATCGGCGCTGTTGAGGTTCCCGTCGGTCTGTTCTCGACGGTCGCGTCACCGTCGAAGCTGGCGCAGTTCGACACGGCCGGCCCGAACGGCGGCGTGTTGAAGGCGCGGGCGATCGCGCGGCCGGTGCCGGTCGAGGAGACGGCCGTGGATGTCCCGGACGTGCCGGTGGCCAGCGACCCGCTTGCCGACGATCCCGGCCCGGAGGATCCCGGCCCGGAGGAGACGTTCGAGGAGCGCGTGCGCGCGGCGCTCGGTGATCGGGATCCCGAGAGCTCCCCGCTGTTCGACAAGACTCACGCGCCGCTGCAGCAAGTCGACGGTCAGTACGGCCGCGAGCTCGTCGAGGAGGGCTCCGGTCTGGTGGTGCTCCCGCAGAATGTGCGCAAGGGCGTCCGGCTCGAGGACGGCCGGTTTATCGACTGCACGACGCAGCTCGAGGTGATCGACGACACGACGAAGCTCGAGCGCATGGAGGTGCTGTATTTCATCGATGGCACGCACGTGCCGCGCGTCCGTGTGAAGGGCGCCTACTACGTCGGCGCGGCGGATGAGAAGGCGCCGCGGGCGCTGCGGATCATCTTCGAGGCGTTGAAGGCGACGCGGCGGATGGCGGTGGTCAAGCTGACGAAAAAGTCGCGGCAGACGCTCGGTGTGATCGGTAACGCCGGCGGGGTGCTGGTGCTGCTCGAGCTCGTGTGGAGCGAGGATTTCCGCGAGCCGCCGGCGCGTGCGACCCGGATCCAGAAGGAACAGGTCACCGAGCAGGAGGTGGCGATGTTCTCTCAGCTGATCGAGGCGATGAGCGCGCCGCCGTCGGTGGTCGACGACCTGCGCGATGACGCGATCGCGTTGCGCGAGGAGCTGCGCGTGAAGGCGGAGGCCGGCGAGGTGGCGCAGATCATCATGCCGGCGCCGGCCACGGAGGCTGAGAGCCTGATGGCCAGCCTCGAGGCGAGTCTCGCCGCGGTGTCGTCGTGATCGTGCTCGAGAAGGTGCTCGCCGCGGTGGCGTTGATCGTGGCGATCGGGCTGGGCGTCTATCTGCTGGTGACGCCGGACGCGCTGCCGTTGGCGCTCCCGGATGCGATTCTGGGCGCGTCGGCGCTGGTGGTGCTGACGCATGGCACGCGGCTGGCGCAGGTGGACGTGCTCGGCTCTGATCTCGACGAGGAGTGAGGGGCTCGTGTCTTGGCGGTCCAGCGGACGGAGCTCGGGTGGCGTTGGCGCCGGGCCCGTATCGGTGGATCGACGCGGAGCGCGAGATGGGCTATGCGGCGTCGGCGCCGGGCCGGGCGTTGTATCGCCGGTCGGGCCGGCTGTGGGAGTACGCAGGCGAGGAGTGCTGGCGCTGTGAGGCTTGCGGCGCCGTGGTGGTGGAACGGACGGCTCGGTGTCATCTCTGTGGCGCTGAGCGCATATCGATCGAAGGGTGGCTAGGTGGCAACGGAGACGAACAACGGGAAGGTGTCGGAGGAGGAGGCGGCGGAGCGCCGGCCGACTGAGCGGGTGATCCTGCAGCACTCATTCGTGATCAAGCTGCCGGGCGGCGGCGTCGACCGCGAGGTGCTCGAGAAGGTGATCAAGCTGCTCGAGCTCAAGGGCCCGAACGGGCGCGCCGCGAAGCCGCAGGATGTGCTCGGCGAGGCGTGGGTGGAGGTGTCGCGCAAGGTCGGCTCGAGCAAGCGTGCGGCGATCGAGGAGTACGCCGGCAAGGCCGGCACGCCGGACGCGAAGGTCGGCGTGTTCCGCGCGCCGTCGACGACGGCTTGGAAGGGTGGCGTGGAGAACACGGCGCCCCCGCTGCCGCTGGTCGAATCGCGGGTGATCGAGTGAGCACAGTGCGGATCGGTGCGCGCCGGCTGAAGGTCGGCGCTCACGCGCTTGAGCGCTATCAGGAGCGGGTGAAGCCGACGCTCGACGGCGACCCGCTGCTCGCGGATCTCTCGCGGGTGCTGCTGCACGCTGAGCTGATGCCGGTGGCGCCGGCGTGGATCTGGGGCGAGGAGCGCGCGGAGGAGTGGGTGGTGCTCGGCGACGCGATCGCGTTCCCGGTGCTCGGCGGCGTGCTGGCGACGTGCCTCACGCGCAGCCATCCGGGCGAGGAGAACCGGGAGAAGATGAACCGCGGCCGGCAGGAGCGCGCCCGCCGGCGTGCGCAGCCGGGTGTCCGTAAGAAGCACGGGCCGGTCGCGCGGGATGAGCGCCGGCGTGTGCGAGCTCGAAAGGAGGCGCGGGATGGATGAGGACACGATCAAGCCGCGGGTGATGGATCTCATTCGCCGCGGGGAGCCGTCGTTGGCTGACGCGCTCGACAACGCGGAGGCCGGCCGGCACGAGCTCACCGAGATGGAGCGGGCCCGAGTGGACTCGTGGCTGTATGGCCAGGGGTTCATGCTCGACGGCCGGCGTATCGATCCGTCGCGTCTCACGATCGTGCGGCGCCTGTCGGGAGAAGGGCAGTGAGCGAGTACACCGATCTGCGGGATCTCGTCCGGTTCGCTCCGCTTGAGCGGCCGCTCGCCTATGCCGGCGGGACGCGCTACTCACCGTTCAAAGCGTCGTGGTCGGCGACGGTGGAGCTGCTCGCGAAAGAGCTGCGGATGCACGGCGCGGAGCACGCGATCGATGGAGATCGACATGGCGCCGGCGAACATCCGCCAGGACGGGCTGCCGCGGGCGGACCGCAACGCGCGCACGCCGGGGATCGTCTTGTCGTTCGCTGCGGGCTCGGTGCCTGGCCGGCCGCAGCTGCGCTATGAGGTGACCGAGTTCTCTGACTGGCGCGACAACGTGCGCGCCGTGGCGCTGGGACTGCAGGCGTTGCGGGCTGTGGACCGCTACGGCGTGACGAAGCGCGGTGAGCAGTATCAGGGGTGGAAGCAGCTCGCCGCCGGCGACGTCGGCGACGGGGACGCGTCTCGAGGCCGGAAGCTGATCGCTGCGCAGGGCGGTAACTGGCGCAAGGCCGCGGCGCTGTCGCATCCGGACGTCAACCCGGACGCGAAGCCGCATGATTTCCGGGACGTGATCGCGGCACGCGACGCTGATCGAGAGCTGGCGGCGTGATCCGAAATCTGCTGGCGTTGGCGATGATGGGCGCTGCTGTCGGGTGCTGGCTCACTCGCCATGATCACGACGCGTTCGGCTTTCTGGCCCTTTGTGTGTCGCTGATCGGAGGGCGGGTGTTCGGCGAGTGAGCTTTGATCCCTACAGCTTCGACGGCGACGAGATCCGGTGGAAGATCCGGCACGAGTTCGCGCTCGGGATGGCGGCTACGGATCCGCGGGCGCAGATGGTGGTCACGAACATCACCGACTTGCCGCGCGATCTAGTCAGGGTGGTGCGCGATCCTGCGCTGCGCTGGGCCCGGTCGTGGCGCGAGTTCGCTGGCCAGCTGCGCGACATCATCCGCCATGAGTTCTGGGTGGCTCAGGGGCGCCCGGAGCGATCGCCGGGCGCGGAGTGGGTGCCGGCTGAGGTGGTGGTGAACCGGTGAGCTGGTGGGATGGCCCGCTGGCCGCGTTCGATCTCGAGACGACGGCATCGGATCCGGAGGAGGCGCGGATCGTGTCCGCGGCGCTGGTGGCGATCGGCCCGAGCCGGCTCGAGCAGGGCGAGAAGCGCACTGTTGAGGAGCACGCGTGGCTGGTCAATCCGCACGTGGAGATCCCGCAGGAGGCGATCGACGTGCACGGGATCACGAACGAGCGCGCCCGGCAGCAGGGCGTCGAGCTCGCTGAGGCGATCGCGCAGCTGGTCGTGGCGTTCGAGCGGATGCTGAACCGTGGCATGCCGCTGGTGGTCTTCAACGCGCGCTATGACTTGACGGTCGCTGACCGCGAGCTGCGCCGGCTGGGCTCGCCGGCGATCGCTGAGATCCTGACGAGGCTGCGGGTGATCGACCCGATGGTGATCGACCGGGACTTGCAGAAGTACCGCAAGGGCTCACGGAAGCTGATCGCGACGTGTGAGCACTACGGGGCGGAGCTGCCGACGGCGCATGATGCGACGTTCGACGCGCTCGCCGCCGCGCGGCTGGCGTGGGTGCTGGGCAAGCGCGGCCGCGTGGTGCGCCGGTGCCGTGGTGAGGATGAGCGCCGCGAGTACATCGAGCTGACGCAGGAGTGGGAGCGGGTCCGTGGGGATCTCGACGCGCTGCATGAGTGGCAGCGCAAGGCCGCGCGGGTGCAGGCGATCGAGCTCGAGGAGTTCTTTCACGCCGGCGCGCCGTGGAAGGACGTGCCGCCGCAACCCGATCGCGTCGTCCCTCGAGAGTGGCCGATCATTCCGTTATCATCGGCCGCATGATCTTTTTCTGGCGTTCGTTCGGTGGCCGGCGTGGCTGGCATCCGTGGCTGTTCGTCTTGACGGGCTTCCTGCTCGTCGGCGCGATCGGCACGGGCTCGTGGCTTGCCGCGGTGCTGCTGGCGCTGCTCGCGGTGGGGATGCTGACGGGCGTACAGCTGCGCCACGTGCGCAGGACTGAGACGCGCACGGTCGGCCAGGCGCGAGCGCAGGAGGAGGCGCAGGCTGAGTGGGATGATGCGCACGCCGGCGCTGGCGCGCCGGATTGGAGCGGTGGTCGGGCTCAGCGGTGGCTGGATGCGAAGAGGCGAGCTCGTGGCTGATCAGTGCAGGTCGTGCAAGGCGGGGGTGCATTGGGCGATGACGCCGCAAGGGTCAAAGGCGCCGATCGACTGTGAGCCGGTCAGTAATGGCAACATCCTGCTGCTGCAGCCGGCGCGGATGGGTGGCGCGTTGCTCGCTGTCACGTTGTCGGATAAGACCCTTGAGCACGCGCGGGCGCAGGGCGCGCCGTTGCGGCTGAATCATTGGGCGACGTGCCCGGATAAGCAGGAGTGGCGCGAGAAGACCGACGCGAAGCAGGAGGCCAGCGGTGCCGCTGCATCCGATTGAGCTTGAGCAGATGCGGCTGAACGAGGAGATCCCGAGCGAGGCGACGGTGCTCGAGACGGTCGCGCAGGTGCTCGGGCTCGATCAGGACGATGAGGCGACGTTGGAGCTCGTCGTCCGGCAGCTGGTGGAGGCCGATCGGCAGTCGAGCAACATGCTCGCCGCGGCCGGCAGTGTGCGCCGCGCGGCCGCGGGCTGTGGGTTTATCGCCGGCGTGACGTTCGCGGAGTCGGTGCGTCGAGCTCGAGCGGCTGAGCATGGCTAAGGTGCGCAAGATCCCGGTGATTCTGGACGGGCCCTACGCGGGGCAGCCGGTGCCGGCGACGTGGCCGATCGCGGTGCAGACGTCGGCGGGGATCGATCTTCCCTATCACCGTTGGCGGATGGGCGTAGGGCTCGAGCGCACTCGCTACACGGTGCAGTTCGTGGCCAGGGCTGACCTTGACATCAGCGAGGCGATGGCGCTGGCGTTCGATTGGCTTGTCGAGCACGCGTTCGCGAGCGAGGCGGCGTGCTCGTGCCCGGTCGGGTGGGGCGCGCTGGTCGACGCGAATTGTCCGCGGCACGGCCGGCGGGATCCGGAGCACACGATCACGGGAGCGCCGGCGTGAGCTCGGCGCAGGAGATCGTCCGGCAGGTGCTCCGCGGCGAGTGGCGTTGCCCGTCGAACACGCTGCCGATGTACCGGGAGGTGACGAGCAACCCGGCGACGGCGGAGAAGGCCGCGCGTGACGTCGTGGAGGCGCTCGAGGCTGAGGGGCTGCTCAGCAAGGGGGCGAGCTCGTGAGATCCTGTCGGGAGTGTGGCTGCACTGAGACGAACGCGTGCATCATGGTCGACCGTGACGGGGATCCGGTGAGCACGTGCAGCTGGGCCGAGTTCGATCTGTGCTCGGCGTGCGCTGAGGGCGCGCAGTCGCTCGAGGTGCTGTCGAACGGTGCGCTGCTCGGCGGCTGGATCCGCGCCGTGGCGGTGGTGCAGTGATCTTCCGGGCCGAGCTCGCTGAGAAGGTGATGGCCGGCGAGAAGACGGTGACCCGCCGGCTGTGCTCGAGCAACCCGCGGTCGCCGTGGTGGCGTGAGGTGTGCGCGCTGCAGGTGGGCCGCGACTATGCGGTGCAGCCTAAGCGCGGCGTGCCGGCGATCGGGCGCGTCCGGGTCGTGAGCGTGCGTCGTGAGTCGCTGCTCGGCATCGGTGGGCTGTTCGTGACGGCCGCGGATGAGGAGGCGCGCCGTGAGGGATTTGACAGCTATTCCGCGTTCAAAGAGGCGTGGATTGAGATCAATGGCGGCTGGAACGTGCTCGCTGAGGTGTGGCGCGTCGAGTTTGAGGTGATCCAGACGGGATGGGCGGTATGAAGCTCGCGCCAGAGGTGAGCAAGGCGATCGATGATCTGTATGAGATCGCGTCGGTCGCGTTCGGCGATCCGCCGGGGATCCGGTGGGAGATCGTGGTCGGCCAACCCGAGCGGTTTGGCGTCGAGGTGACGTTATTTGTGCGGATGCCGGGCTCAAGCGCACCGATTCGGTACACGATCACCGCGGCGGGGATCCGTAACGGCGTGGCGGATCGTTCGATGCTGATCAGGATCGTGCAGCAGATCAAGCGCAACGCGCTCGACTGGCGAGCGGTGCGGGTGAGCGCGGTGGTGCAGTGAGCGTGCACGCCGGTCCCGACGAGCTCCGCCAGGCGGTGCTGTGGCGTGAGGCGGCGCTCGAGCGGCTGTTGACGGCCGAGGAGTCGCTCATCGAGGCGGTGATGGGCATGCCGATCAGCGTCGAGCGCGTGGTCGCCCGTAAGGCGTTGCGCGAGCTGCAGCGGACGATCAGCGAGTGCCGGATGAACATTGCGCACGGCCAGGTGTTGCTGAGCGAAGCGGAGGCGGTGGAGCGTGGCTGAGGACAAAGAAACGTCGGGCGAGGCTGGGGAGAAGAAACCGCCGGCGAAGCGTGGGCGCAAGCCGCTCAACGCGGCCGAGCTCGCGTTGCGTAACGCGGCGATCATCGCGGCATTGCACGCCGGCGACGAGCAGAAGGACGTCGCCAAGAAATACGGGCTGACGACGCGCAGCGTGGAGCGGCTCAAGGCGTCGTTTCAGCTGCGCCCGACAGCGCTCGAGCGACGGCCGATGGAGATCATCGAGCGGGTGCTGCGCACCTATGAGCAGCAGATGGAGAGCTTCGCGGCGATGGCGCTGGATTGCAGGGAGCGCGCGCCGGCGGTCGCGATCGCGGCGATGAAGGGTGGGGCGGACGCGCTTGAGCGGTACACGGCGCTGCTGGCGGATGTCGGCAAGCTGCCGGACAACCTCGAGCTGTTCCGCGCTGAGTCGGAGATGCTGCAGACCGGCCGGCGTATGGCGGAGGCGCTCGCGAAGGTCGCGAACGGGGAGATGTCGGCGATCGAGGCGCTCGAGCTGTTCGATGCGCTGGTGGAGTACAAGACGCCGTTGTGGGCTGATTGGGAGGCGCCGGCGGGTTCGGTGCGCGAGCTCGGCGAGGGAAGCGAGGCGGCGTGACCGCGATCTGGATCGCCGCGGTGGTGCTGGCGTTCGTGCTCGGGATGCTGGCCGGCCACTATCAACACCGGTTCTGGCAGTGAGCGAGCTCCCGCCGCGTGATCAGGCGATGATCAGGCAGACACGGGCCGGGTTGCTGCAGGCGCTCGCGGAGGGGACGTTGGACGAGCTCGAGGCGCAGGCGCGCCGGCGTCACGTGCCGATTTCGCGGGCGGTGGTGGTGCTGGTCCCGGAGGACGCGCACCCGGATGGTGAGGTGGCTGTGGCGTTGCTGGGCGATGCGATGCCGTGGGGGCGGGAGGCGACGGCGGAGGTGGTCGGGCTGCTCGAGCAGGCGGCGGAGCTCGTGCGCCGGCGGTCGGAGGCATGACGCTCGAGCAGGCGTTCAGACGGTGCCAGCAGGAGGCCGAGTGTCCGCTGCGGGGCGTGGCTGGGTGCGGTTGTGGCGGCGAGCGCGGCGCGTTCGAGGCGTGCTACCGCGAGGCGGCGGCGATGCCGCGATGCGATGTCATGGGGGGCGATGGCTCGATCCCTGGTCCGGTCTGCGTTCTCCCGGCCGGACACGCTGGACCGCACTATGGCTGATAACTGGCCGATCATCGAGGGGCTCGCGCAGCAGGTGCGCTGGCATCTAGTGCGTCCGATCACTGAGCTATCGTGCCGACCCGTGACGATCAAGGCTCAGGTGGATCCGTTGGCGTCGCGGCTGGCGGCGGATGCGAGGCGGGTGGTGCAGCCGGGCGTGTCGGTGTCGGCGCGTGAGGATCCGTTTCAGCGGCGGGTTGAGATCACGCTGCGGGCGTCTCGGTGGTGGCGGTGGCGGCATGGCGCGACGGGCCGTAAGTCGGCGGTGGTCCGGGCGACGATCGCGGTGGCTGGCTCGGCGCCGGCGAACGTGGCCGTGTCGGTCCGGTGGCTGTCATAGCCGAGATCCTGATCAAGCCGCAGACGGTCTGCTGCCCGGCGCATGGTGAGCATCTCCGCGCGGCGTGGCCGGCCGGCTTCGCCACGGTGTCGATGACGCTGTTTCAGGCGGCGCTCGAGGCCGATGAGCTGAAGCGGCTGATCGATCCGGGCTGGGATGGCGAGGGCAAGGTCAACATGGACGAGGCGCGGCTGAACGCGGTGCTGGCCGAGCGGCCGCTCTGCTATTTCGTGGGCCGTGAGACGATCCTCAAGGCGCTCAGGGCGTCGGGGATCGGCAAGTACGGGCGCTGCGACGTGTGCGGGGTTCCGCGGCTCGGCGGGCCTTACAGCGTGACGCAGCCGACGGGCCGGGAAGAGTGGACGCTCTGCTTCGAGTGTGCGCTTGACGGCGGCGAGCGGCTGCACGCTGAGCATCCCGACGGCGGGGTGTGGACGTGAGCTCGTTCGCGCTGCAGGATCCGTACACGCTGACGATCGAGCAGCAGACGATCAGCATGTCGTGGTGCCGGGTGTGTCGCCGGCCAGGGATTGAGCACGATCGTGAGACGGGCGAGTGTCCGGATCGGCTGCCGTACCCGCGGGAGCCGGGCGATCTGGGTTACGTGCCGACCGGGATCTGGCAGTTCACGCCGCCGCCGGCGCCGCTGGGCGGCACCGATCCGCTCGCGAATGCGATCGCCGGGCTGGAATACATGCGCCGGCGCTACCCGGACCGGGTGACGTCGATGGCGGACTTTGATCAGCGATACGGAAGGGGTGGGCAGTGGGAGCGATCGAGGATGAGAAGGCCAGGATCCACCGGCAGGCTGCGGCGCGTGCTGGGAAGGCTGTCGCGGATGGTGAGGATCCGGTAGAGGCGTATCTGCGCGCGACGCTCGACGCGGCGATCAAGGATCTCCACGTGCAGATCGGGCCGTTTCAGGAGGCGTTGGGTATCGACATCGATCCGGGCGCGTTCCTGATGGGGATGCAGTGCGCGGCGTTCGCGATGGGCGGCGTGGATGCGATCGCCGCGGCGAAGCATCCGGTGATGGGCCCGCTGCTGCGCGAGTACGTGGGCAAGGCGCGAGCTCGCGTCGAGTAAAAGGTCGCTATTTCGCACGTTCTGTTTGGGGGTGCACCGGCACGCGCTGGCCGGCGGGGCGTAGTGTCTGCCGCGAAGAGGGGCAGGCGAATGAAAGGAACGGGACCGTGGGCAGAGCAGACACGGCGAGGGTGCAGGTCGAGCGCATGCTCGAGCAGGGCGCCAGCTTCGAGAACGTCGAGGCGTACATCGATGGCCGGCGCGACTTGCCGCCGGCGGCGAAGTCGGCGCTGTGGCTGCTGGCGTGGGCTGAGACGGATCGGGAGGAGCGCGTGAAGGCGGCGCGTGAGATGGTGGCGTTGGCGGAGCGTGGCGAGCTCGGGGTGATGGCGCCGCGGCGTCGACGGTCCGCGGTATCGCCGGTGCGCCGGCGTTAGGCTGGTTGGCGATGGCGCTCTCTGCGGGGTTTCATGGCGGAGCTCACGCGGCGGCGTCTGATCACGGAGGTATCGTGTCCAACGTGCAAGATCCAAAGCGGGCGACGATCGAGGAGATGCGGCGTTGGAGCAAGCGCGATCTGCTGATCGAGCTCATTACTCGACAGGAGGAGCAAATGACGGCGATCGACGATCTCCGCTCAGCGGTAGATGACGTGAAGACGGCGGCGCAGGCCGAGCATGACGAGCTCGCGCAGGTGGCGAACGATCTCGGGACGGTCGAGGGGCAGCTGACTCAGCTGCAGACTCAGGCCGCTCAGGGCGGTGGCGTCAGCGAGGCTGACATTGCCGCGGTGACCGAATCGGTCACGGCTGTGGCGCAGGGCGCCAAGGATGCGGTCGCGGCCGCGAAGTCCAATCCGGCGGTCGCGCAGGTCGAGGGCAATGCTGCGCCTGATCCGACGGCCGGTGTGACCGGCACGGTGGATCCGGCGGGTGGCGCTGCTCCCGATCCGAGCGCCGGCGGCACGACTGACCCGTCCGCGGGTGGCGCGGCTCCCGTGGCCACCGACCCGAGCGCCGGCGGTGTCGCAACCGATCCGACGGCGACCGATCCGAGCGCCGGCGGCGTGGTCGATCCCGGCACGGGCGCTCCGGTGTCCGATCCCGCGGCTCCGGTCGCGGATCCCGCGGCTCCGGTTGCCGATCCGGGTGCAGGGCCGACTGACCCGACGGGCACCTCGACGCCGGCGGATCCCGCCGGTGGCGCAGCTCCCGCCGGCGGTGTGACCGATCCGACCGCGACGGCGCCCACGGGCGTCTCGGTGAACGAGCGGGCGGTCTACACGTTCTCGGGCGATCCCGCAACGATCGATCCGACCACGTGGCCGGCCGCTCCCGTCCAGACGGAGGACTCGCCCCCGAAGCAGCTGTATTACTTCGCGGGTGACTCCGAGCCGGGCGAGCAGAACGGCGCAGGCGTCGCCGGCTGGGAGGTCTACTCCGGGTCGACGCAGCCGACCGTCGCTGCCACGTCGGCGAGCGTCGGTGAGGCCGCGGCTCCGTCCGCGGATGAGGCGCCCGAAGGCTGATGGAGTTTCCAGACGGCCAGGAGCGCGAACCGACTGATGACGAGCTCCGTGAGGAGGACGTCACGGCCGGCGACCGGCTGGACGATCGCGTGTCTGAGGGCGACGGCTTGCCCGAGGAGGACGACGATCGCTGATTTCCGCTAACGCGGAAAACGGCCGCTGCGGCGCGCCCCCGCCGACGGTGGCTCGAGGAGCTCCGCGCTACGGATAGCGCGGAGCTCTTCACCTTTTCCGGGGCTCGATCGAGGAGGCTCGAGATGTTGCAAGGTGAGGTGAAGATGCTCGGCGGCAACCTGCGCGTGTCGATCGTGGGGGGGGTGCCGATCACGGCGGGACGTCCGCCGGCGAACGGGACCAAGATTCTGCACACGGCCGGGAAGGTCGGCGCGACGCCGGCGGACGAGCAGCGGGCGCGTGAGGCGCTCGAGGTGCTCGGGATCTCCGAGGTGACGCTATGAGCGTGGGAGCGGTCGCGCTGCCGCCGCACACGTGGCCGGATGTCGCGATCGTGAACGATCCGAGCTCGGGGATCCCGGATGCGTTGGCGCTCGATCTCGTGAAGGCGGTTGAGCATCAGGTGCTCTGGGATTTCGGGCCGCGGTGGAACGCCGGCGCTCATTTCACGTTCGTGCCGAACGGCCACAAGACGCCGGCGGGGATGTGGACGGTGGCGCTGCTTGACTCGAGCGATCAGGCCGGCGCGCTGGGCTACCACGATCTGACACCGGACGGGCTGCCGTTGGGCAAGGTGTTCGCCGGCACCGATCGTCAGTACGGCCAGAACGTCTGCGTGACGCTGAGCCATGAGGTGCTCGAGATGCTCGCGGATCCGTGGATCGACCTGGCCGCACAGTCGGATGACGGGAAGTTCTACGGCTGGGAGGTGTGCGACGCGGTGGAGGCCGACGGGCTGGGCTATCAGTCGCAGAACGGCCTGCAGGTGTCGTCGTTCGTGACGCCGGCGTGGTTCGGGCACGGGCCCGGCGACGTGTGTTTCCCGACAGGCCGGGTGACTCAGAAGTTCGAGCTCGCGCCGGGCGGCTACATCAGCGTGTTTGACCCTGCGAGCGGCCAGGGATGGCAGCAGGTGACCGCGCGGACGTTCCAACCGCGGCCAGGGCAGACGGCCGCGGAGGCGCAGATCGAGAACGGTGTCTCGCCGGCGGAGCTCGTCGCGGCCATCCCGCGGATCGGCTCGAGGCGCGAGCGGCGGATGCGCGGCCGCGGCAATTGGGTGAGATCAACCTACGATCTGGCGTAGGCTTTCGAGCCGCAGTACCTCTCCTCCCTCAAGGTCAGCGCCGGCGTGTCTCATATCCCACGCGCCGGCGCTGCACCTTCTAGCCTGAAAGCTGTGCAAGAGCCATCGGCGTCGGTTCGGCCTTACGATTGCCGGCATGACGACTATTTCGGTGCAACAGTGAGTGTGGCGGCTCGCTCGTATAGGCCAGGCGGTCACTCAGCTGATCACTTGGGGAATCAAGCTCGCCGGCGCGGTATCAGCGACGGATCAGCTGTTGCTGCACGCGGATCATCCGAGCTCGGTGGCTCTCATCACCTCCGGGTTTATGATGGCCGGGGCACAGTTCTCCGAAGGGTTGATCCTGAATCTCCTCGAGAAACTGATGGCGGTGGGTGGATCTCCCGAACAGCGGGATGGTTCGTCGACGCCGCCGCAGAAGCGCAACGACGAGGGCCCGTGAGCACGCTGCGTCTGTACGCGGCGCCGCTGGTGGTCATCGCGTGGGCGCTGCTGGTCGATGTGCTGGGCAACACGCAGCCGGTGGTGGTGGCGCGGCTGGTGTCGTCGGCGGTCGGCTTGACGCTCTCGATCCGGGAGATCGTGACGCTGAACCGTGACGGCCGGCGCGGGCCGGATGGCTGACGAAGCGCAGGACGTGCCGGCGGGCGAGCACGCTCGCCGGGATGATGATCAGCCGACGATCGTTGAGAAGCGCGCTCCGGGCTCGGTGGGGCGCCGGCGGGCGGATCACAAGGGCCCGCGGATGTGGCGGGATTTCTGGATGCTGATCCTGTCGGGGATCGTGCTGCTGTCGTTGCACAGCTCGTCGGGAACGTCGGATCAGGCCAAGACGGCGGCGCAGCACGCCAATCAGGCGATCCAGCAGGTGCAGGAGGGCCGGTCGACGGCGACGGCGATTCAGTGCGCGGTGATCTCAGCGTTCGCGGATGCCGGCCGGGCGACGATCAGCGGCACGAGCTTGAGTGACACGCCGTTTACGCGGCAGCTCGAGCGGCTTGGCTATCCGCCGCTGGCGCAACGTCAGGCGCAGGCGAAGGCGGCAGGCAAGCTGTACGTGCAGGCGATCTCCACCCGGATCGATCGCGAGCTCGAGCAGCATGGGAAGAAGCCGCCGCCGGGGCATTCGCTGGTGCGGGCGGACGGGTCGATCAACTGTCAGACGTTCGCGCGGTTGGCTCGTGCGCCGCTTCCTGCGCGATAGCTGACTGATCGCGGTCTAGACTCCGGTGCCGTGGCCACTCGCCCGGTACAGCGCCGCAGGGTTCGCGAGGATCGATTCGAGTGGCGTGCCAGCACGGCGGACGTGCGCCGGGAGCAGCGCCAGGAACAGGCCGAGCTCGCGCGGCCGATGCTCGAGTATGCGGCGCTGATCCCCGAGCCGGGGTTCGGGCCGCTGAACTTCGAGCTGTTCCCGTATCAGCGGGCCTGGTACAGCGACGAGGTGGCCGACGCTGAGGAGGTCGTGTGGCTCAAGTCGACGCAGGTGGGCATGTCGGCTTACGCGTGGCGGTGGGCGGTGCGCCGCACTGATCAGTTCGGCGAGACGGGCGTCTACATCTTCCCGACCGACACGCACGTCACCGAGTTCGGGGATGAACGCATCGAGCCGGCGATCGACGAGTCGGCGTATCTGCGAGCTCGGATCCCGCGGTCGTTCGTGCGGCATAAGCGGCTGAAGCGGATCGGCCGCGGGTTCCTGCATCTCCGGGGGAGCAATTCCAAGGCCGGCGCGCAGTCGGTCGCGGCGCAGTATCTCGTGTTCGACGAGTACGACTTTCTCGACGCGACGAACCTGCCGCAGATCGAGCGGCGCATCACGGGAGCTCGGCAGCTCGGCCGGCACCCGCGGATCCGGCGGCTGGGCACGCCGACGATCGACGGCTACGGGATCTCTGAGGCGTGGGAGCAGAGCGACAAGCGGGTGTGGATGGTGACCTGCCACGAGTGCGATCACGAGCAGGAAGTCACGTGGGAGGAGAGCGTGCGGTGGCGCACGACCGTCGACGGGAAGGTGTGCCGCGCCGGCCGTGACGAGTTCGAGGATCCCCGTGCGGTCGCGGAGGTGTGGCGGGAGTGCTCGCGCTGCGGCGAGTCGATCGAGGCGGACATCGCCGGCGGTAGGTGGGTGGCGACGCAGCCGGGCCGTGAGGTGATCGGCTTTCACGCGTCGCGGCTGATCGTCCCGAACACGGATCTGAAGCAGATCGTGCGGGCGTCGAGGCGGACGCTGCCGCAGGACGTCGAGGCGTTCGAGAACAACGACTTGGGCCGGCCCTACAGCGCGTCTGAGGCGTCGTTGGATGTCGCGGCGCTGCTGGCGGCATGCGAGCTCGGCGGCGATCGCCAGGACTTCTACGGCGGCGCGCATCCGGTGACGATGGGCGTCGACGTCGCCGGCGAGCGCGATCTCACGGTCCGGATCGATGAGCAGCTGCCGGCCGAGCACCCGTCGGTCCCCAACCCGCGGCGCGCATTGTGGATCGGCGAGGTCAGCAGCTTCGATGAGCTGATGAAGCTGATCGACCGGTTTCACCCGATGCAGGTCGCGATCGACGCCAACCCGGAGCGGCGCATGGCCAGGGCGCTACAGAAGCGCTACGCGCCCGGCAGGGTGGTGCTGGTGGAGTACGACGCCAGGAACGAGTCAGACGCAATCAAGCTCACCGAGGTGGGTGAGGCCGGCACGCCGCTCGAGGGGGTGCCGCTCAAGGTGCGGGTGAACCGGACCGAGGCGATCGACGCGATGATGGATTCGATCCGGCAGCTGCGCAACCTGCCGCTGCGCACGCCGCCGCCGAAGTGGCTTGATCAGATGCGAGCTCCCAAGCGGACGGTCAAGCTCGACACTCGAGGTAACCCGCGGCGGGTGTACGTGTCGACGGGCACGATGGGCGATGACTATGCGCACGCTGACGTGTACGCGCTGGTCGCTACCGAGCTGTGGCGGATGCGTGGCGGCGCGAACGCGCTGATGGGCCCGGCGCCGCAGATCCAGACTGATGAGCAGCTCGGCTTTCAGCGCGTCCGGCTGGTTAGTGATAATCCCGCTATCTACCGGCCCGGCTTCGATGAAGGGGATTTGCTGCGGTGAGCGCGACGCGTAAGAAGACGGACGATCCTTATGGTGAGGTGTCGGCGCTGGTCCGCGAGCTCCGGGAGCGTGTCGGTGATCAGCTGCATGATCTCGTCATCGAGCGTGAGCAGCTCGGCTCGCAGACGGAGCTGGTGCGATCGATCCAGCATGTCGGCGCGGTGAGCAAGCAGGTGGCGCAGGCTCGAGGCCGGCAGAAGCAGGCGCAGGACATGGGGCTGCCGGTCACGCCGGCGGTCGAGGAGGAGCGCGAGGCGCTCAGCGGGCTACGGCAGGCCGTGATGTCGCTCGGGGCGAGCTGCGGCGCGTGGGTTGTGCAGATGGATTTCGAGGAGCGCCGGTCACGGATAGAGTCCGCGCCGTGATCTACTTCGACATGCTGCTGTTCGGCGGTCCGTTCGACGGGGCGAAGGGGCTCGTGTTCGGGATGAGCGACGAGAACCCGCTGCCGAATGAGATCGAGGTGGGCCGCTGTCCTGGCAACGGTGGCTGCGGGATGCGTAACTGCGAGAAGGTCGCGGTGGCGCACGTGGCGTATTGGGTGCCCGAGCTCGAGAAGGCGCCGGTGGAGACGATCGGCTACGTGAAGGATTCTGAGCAGCCGCCAGGTGAGGATGACCGCGGCCGCGCGGCCTACGTGCTGGCCGGACTTGACACGAGCGGACCGGTCGAGGAGCGCGAGCTCGTCGGCGCCGGCGCATAGGAGGTTGTGATGGCTAAGCCGGGCAGCAACGGAGCTCGCAGGATCGCCGGCGGCGCGCGTGCCGTGGATCTGACCGTGAAGACGATCAGTGACGAGGAGGCGCGGCGTGTGCAGGAGATGCTCGAGCACAAGCTCGGCGCCCGCTGCAACGGCTGCGGCCGGCGGATCACGATGGGCCTGAAGTTCACCTCGCTGGATCCGCGCGATACGCAGCCGGTGATGACGATGAGCGCGTGCAACCGCCAGGATTGTGATTTCGCTGAGACGTGCCGGCCAGGCGCGACGTTCATGGAGATGATCGAGTTCGCGTGGCTGGACGAGAACGGTCCGGACGCGCCGCCGTCGGTGTCGGTGGTGAAGCGCAATGAGGAGCTCGCGCGTCTCGCCGCGGCCGCTCCGGAGGCTGAGCCGCACCGTGAGGTTCAGCGCACGCCAGGCGGGCCGACCGCGCGAGCGCATGGCTGCACGTGTGGGGGCCCGTCGACGATCAAGTGTCCGATCCACTGAACGGCTGATCAGTCTGTTATCTTCCGTCGCGTACCCCGAGCAGGAGGCGACGAGATGGCGAAGTACGGAGTGGAGATCACGGAGGAGTTCGTGATCGAGATGGACTTTCCGCCGGGCGCGCCGACGCCGCGCGGCTTGGAGCTGCGCTTTGAGGCGAGCACGGAGGAGGAGCTCCGCGAGCTCGTGCCGGCGCTCGGCTTCGATGCGGCGCAGCTCGCCCCGACGAGCGAGCATCACTGGCGGTATCTGTCGGTGACGCGCGACGGTGAGACGGTGGGCACGGCGCAGGTGATGCTGCATCTGGACCGCAGTCTCCGGTCGGCCGAGCCGCGGCCGGTGCCGGCGCTCGAGCGGCTGCGTGAGGAGGCGATCGAGGCTCAGCGCGCCGCGGCCGCGGCCGAGCATGCTGAGGATGCCGCCAGCTGGGCTCGGAGCGTGGGCCGGCCTGTCGAGCATGACGGAGCCGGCGGAATCCGCGAGGTGCCCCGATGAGTGTGCACCGGATGCCGCCGGCGGATGAGCCGTTCAATCCGCGGGCCGCGACGCTGAGACATGGCGGCGCCGCGGGGGTCGTTGCGATGAACACGAGCGAGGAGTTGGCGAATGTGCTGGCCGAGCTCGCGAACGCGATCGCGTGCGGACTGGTGTACGTGGGCGATCAGATCGGGGCCGCGGTCGATCGGCCGACGGCGCTGCAGCTCGTGCTGCCGACGTCGGAGGCCGTGGCGGCGTGGCGGGCGCTCGAGCCGGATCCCGAGCCGCCGCTCGGCTACGCGGATAGTGGGCGCAAGACGCACGATGGTCAGGCGCTCTATGTGGCCACGGGCAACGTCGAGCGGTTCTCCGAGCTCAAGCCGCGGGTCCGCACGGAGGCCGAGCGGCTGCTGTGGGATCGGCACTCGCTGCAACCCGAGCACTCTGCAGAGCTGATCGACACGGTGCTCGAGGTTGTGGGGGAGGTGCTCAATGGCCGCGCCGGCGAGTGAGGATCTCCGCGAGCTCGAGCGGCTGTTGACGGTCGCTGCGGAGACGGACGATCGTGTGACGGTCGCTCAGGTCCGTGAGGAGTTCGAGGTGGGCCATAACGATGCGATGGGCATGCTGAACACGCTGCGCGAGCACGGCAAGGCGGTCGAGGTGGCGCCGGGTGAGTGGCAGGGCCCGTCGCTGGACGAGCTCGACGGCGCGCAGCAGGGACCGGGGCCGGTGGTGGTGCGCACACCGGATCCGCCGGATCAGCTCGAGGAGGACGAGCAGGCCGCGCCGCGGGAAGCTCCGCAGTGGGGCACCGCGTTCGCCGGCGGCAGCGAGCCGACGGTCCGGTTGACGATGGCGATCGCTGAGGCGCTTGACGCGGAGGCGATCGGCAAGCTGGTCAAGGCCGCGATTGAGGGCGTCGAGGACGGCGAGGTGTTCGTGCTCGAGGTGACGCCGTGAGCGAGCTCGATGGGGCACCTACGCTCACCGATGGGATCCCGTCGCTCGTCGTCCAGCGGCAGGCGGTGCCGCTGGTGTTCGTCGAGAGGATGCTCGGCCGGCCACCGGTCGAGGGCGAGGCGTTGACGATCACGATGCGCTTTGAGGTCGCCGCGGCGAGCGAGCGCACGTGCGTCGGGAACGTGACAGCGACGCGCATCGAGGTGACACCGTGACGATCAGGTGGTGGCGAAGCTGTCGGGCTGCGCTCAAGGTCGAGAAGCTGCGCGCCGAGCGGCGTCGCAGGGAGTTGACGATGACGCCGGCGCAGGCTGACCGGCTGGATCGTCGGCTGGCGCGAGCGGAGCGGCGTCACGCGCGGCTGATCGGCCGCTCGTACCCGTGATAAATGCGTTATCCTGTGCTGAGGCAACCGAACGGAGGCGACGGTGGTACGGATAGATCCGAGCGAGGCGGCATATGACGAGCGGGCGCGGCGGAGTGAGCAGGAGCGCAGTGAGCGCATGCTGCGGGAGCAGGAGAGTGACCGCATGGTGGACATGACGCCGGCGCCGCGGTCGCCGCGCACGCCGCGCGAGCAGGTCGAGGCGGCGGTGATGTCGGCTCGCGTACAGCTGGATCAGGCGCTCGCGGTGGTCCGCGGCACGGCGATCGTGGACGGGGCCGCAGTGCTCCGGGCGAAGATCGTCAACGCGCAGCTGACGGCGCGTGAGGCTGGGGCGGATGAGGCGGCGGAGGATCTCTCCGAGGTGCTCGAGCTGCTGACGGCGCGGGTGCGCTCCGCGGAGGTGGTGGTGCCGTCGTCGCCGGTGGCGATCAGCGCGCTCGTGCGCAAGCGCGCCGCGGTGCACGCGGTCATCATGCGCCATCAGGAGGAGCTCGAGTCGGGCGGGCTCGGGCTGATCAGCGAGGACGTGCTCGATGAGCTGATCGCCGCGGCTGAGACGGGGATCTGATGGGCTTCCGGCGGCAGGTGCCCGACTTGACGGCCGTCGTCAAAGAGGAGCGGCTGAAGGGCGCGGCCGGCGTGCTCGAGCTCGCGGACGCGATGCGGGTGGTGGGGGGTGCGATGCCGCACCGGCTGCATCACGAGGCCGTCGAGGCGTTCCGCCGCGGCGAGGTCGAGTTCGACCGGGTGACGCCGCTGTTTCGGCACGCGATGATTCACGCCGGCGCGATCGTGCCGCGCGATCGCCCGCGGTTTCACGTCTGCCCGGAGTGCGAGGCTGAGCTCAGTCAACCCGAGGGGGAATCGTGAAGCTGTCCAAGATGTTCGAGTACGTGGTGGCGGGGATCGCCGGCGGGATCCGCGGCGCGTTGTCGAGCCTGTCCGGTCCGCCGGCCGGATCTCCGCAGCCGCCGCTCGAGCCCGAGCAGCAGCCGCCGGCGCCCGAGCAGAAGCCGTAGATGGCTCGCACCCGGCAGCGCGCAGCGACGCGTAAGGCGGCAGCTCGAGCTGGGCGCGATGAGGCGACGGTGATCGCCGATGGCGTCTACCACGTGGCCAGGGAGACGCTCGCAGGCACGCCACGCGGCGAGCTGCCGCTGCCGGTCTATGCCTACGCGCCGGTGGCGTATGCGACGGAGATGATGGCCGCGGTGATATGCCGGCAGCGCAACTGGCCGGACGATCGCGCGCATCAGGTCGCGCTGTACCTGTTGGCCGGCGTGCAGGAGGTGATGGTGGCGGCGTTTAGCGGCTTCGATCCTGAACACTTTGAGGCGTGGATCGGTGCCGCGGGTGGATCGGAGGTGACATCGGGGTAAGGTGACCGAAGCGCGCACAGGGGGTTGTGTGTGCAGGCCAAAATAACTAGCGACTCTGAGGAGGGTCCACCTTGCAGGCGACGACGATGGCTGCCCCTGAACGTTCCATCACACAGCGCTTTGAGGCGCTGCAGCATGCGAACGATGTGCGCTCTTACCGTGCTGATCTCAAGCGGGCTTTGAAGCATGGCCGCAAGCGGGTGGATGAGGTGCTGCTCGAGCCGCCGGCGATGGTGGAGACGATGAAGGTGCTCGATCTGATGCTGGCCGCGCCGAAGTTCGGGCGGGTGAAGGTGAACAAGATCCTGGCCAGGCATCGGATCTCGCCGAGCAAGACGATCGGCGGCTTGTCTGACCGGCAGCGTGGCGAGCTCGTGGCGGTGCTGCGAGGTTCTGTCTGCCGGTAGTGCTGTAGTCGCGGGGCGCTGAGGGTCGGATCCTGCACGCGGGCCGGGCCCGGTCATCTGAACGGTGACCGGGCTCGCTTGCGTGATCACGCCGGTTTCGGGGCTATGCTGCCCGGCATGGCTCGAGAGCTCCCCGTGCTCAGTCACGAACCCGCGTGTCCGGCAGCTCTTCCGATCGCCGGCGCGTCCCGTGGCCAGCAGGGGGTTGTCTGCCGGATCATGGAGGCCGATCAGGAGGATGACGCCGGCCTTGACATGAACCCGCGGCAGCTCGAGGTGCTCCGCGAGACTGAGGGCGGCGTGTTCCTGAACCTGAAGAGTGACCCGTCGACGGTCAGCGGGTTGTGTCACGGTGACGCCGTGCCGGTGGTCACTGACGAGGATGGTCAGGGCCGCGCGAGCTACACGTACTGTCCGACGTGGCAGACGCACCGCAAGCGGTATCTCGCCGGGAAGGACGGCTTGACGGATCCGGTCGAGCCCGAGCCGGTCGCGATGGGCGTCGCTCCGGATGGTGAGGAGGTGCCGGTGCAGTTCGGCCGGGCGTCTCACGAGGCATCGGATCCGTGGCGGCAGGCGCGTCGGGATCTCGATCTGCTCGCGCCCGAGGCCGGCAGGTGATCGGCCAGAAGGCAGCGCCGGCGTCGGCCGAGCCCGAGCTCACGCCGCGGCACCGGCGGCTGAGGGAGACGGACGGGGCGGCGTGGGAGGCGTATGGGGCGGCGTGCCGGGGCGGGGCGTCAGAGGCGACACGCCGGCGCCTGTTCGACAAGGCGCGCGGGACGATGGTGCAGCTCCGTGATTTCGAGCGAGGGTTGAATGGCGCTCGCTGACATCGGCAAGCGGATACTCGTCGAGGCGGAGGAGCGGCTCGGTGTGAGCGTGCTGCCGGCGCGCCAGGTGCAGCGCTGGCAGACGATGGAGCAGGAGTTCCAAGAGTTCGCGAGCGACGCTGAGGAGCTCGCGCTTCACTCGCTGGACTATTTCGGGGGTCGGCCGCAGGAGATGCGCCGGGAGCAGCGCCGGCGGCTGGCGCAGCGCTCGAGGATCGCGCTGCTGCAGGATCCGCTCGCGGGGGCTGAGGCGGAGCTGCTCGCCAACTTTGGGTTCGGCAAGGGCATCAGCAAGCCGACGGCGCGCAACCCGGCGGTGCAGGACGTGATCGACTCCGCCTGGTCGGATCCGGTGAATGAGCAGAAGCTCACGGGCTATCAGGCGCAGCGCCGGATGAGCAATGAGCTGCTGACGTCGGCGGAGCTGTTCATCACCTACTACACCGGCGGCGGGAAGATCCGCGTCGGCAAGATCGACGCCGACCGGGTGCAGACGATCGTCACCGATCCCGAAGACGCGAACATGGCGCTGTATTACGTGGTGGCTGACATCCCGCCGCAGAAGTGGAATTTCGACTCCGACATGCCCGAGGTGTCGACGATCTACGGCGATCAGGGCCGGCTGAAGGTGAAGTATTGGCCGCACTGGCGCAACGTCGACGACGCGAAGAACGACCGGGAGCGGCTCGGCGTCGAGGATGACGAAGAGCCGCTCGTCGAGCCGCCGCCGGACAAGCTCGCGAAGGGCCGCGTCTACCACGTGGCGATCAATCAGACCGGTGAGCAGCTGCGCGGCAATCCGCCGTGGGCCCGGTCGCTCCGATTCTTCACCGCCATGAACGTGCTGACTGAGGCGCACGTGACGATGGCGCAGGCGGCGTCGACGTTCATCGCCCGGCGGGCCGTGAATGGTTCGCCGCGGCAGATCACGAAGGCGGCGCAGTCGGTGCTGACAACCGCCGGCGAGCTCGGCTCGGCAGCGTTCCGGCCCGCGGCCGGCTGGGGCGTGGCCGGCAACGCGGAGCCGACGACGGAGCCGTTCGCGGCGCCGGGCACGCCGGGCCCGTATCCGCCGGGCTCGTGGTGGACGGAGCAGATGAACAGCTCCAAGCTCGAGTCGCTGAACCTGAACAGCGGCGCGGCGCAGATGGCGCAGACCGCGCAGATCGTCCGGGCGCCGATCGCGGCGAGCTCGGGGTTCGGTCAGCATTATCTCGGCGACTCGTCGGATGCGAACCTGGCCACCGCGGCGACGCTTGAGCTGCCGGCCACGATGCGCGTCGGCGCGTGGCAGGAGTATTTCGAGCAGCTGTACCGGTGGTTCACTGACCGGGCGATCGAGGAGGCGGTCAAGGCTGGCCAGCTCGGCGGGGGGCAGTCGCTCGATGGGGACAAGCCGCTGTCTGAGATGCGGCTGCAGGAGGCGGAGGATCGCGCGGCGATGGAGAAGCGCACCGACAAGGATCTGAGCTATGAGTTCTCGATGCCGTTCCCTGGCCGGCGGATGCTCGCCGACGTCGTGAGCGTGGTGCAGACCGTCTCGCAGACGCAGGATCCCAACGGCGTGAACATTCCGCTGCGCCGGATCCTGCTGCGGTTCCTGTTTGAGCAGATCGGGATCGACGACGTGAGCCGCGCCGTCGAGGAGTGCCTGCCGCAGAAGGGCATGCCGGGCGGCATCGGCCCGCAGCAGACGACGGGCAACGCGACGGGCTCGTTCGCCGGCACGCCGGGCCAGGGCGCGCCTGACGGGGCCACGGGCTCGGGCGCGGGCGCCGGCGCGAACGATTCGCCGGACTCGGGCCAGCAGCCTTACGGCGCCAATTCGCAGGGCTCGGGCGGCGCCGGCGACGGGGCGCTCGAGGCGGAGTGGCTCGAGGCGGGAGCTCGCG